ATAAATACATCAGAAGTAATTTCTGGATTATTAATAACATTGTTTTTATTTTCATCTTTAATAAGCTTATTATAGTTAAAATTATCAGGATTATTCAAACCATTGCTAATAAAACTAAATGTCACACCTGTTGCAGTACTACCTGAATATTCAATATATTTTATTTTATCGATATAATATTTCAATAAATATTGTGTTACTCCTGTGATTCCACTTATACCTAATATTGGCATTGGATTACTTAATGTACTTCCAGTATAAAAATATGAATCATATACATCAAGGCCATTAGCTGTAGTATCAATGGAATAAAAATATTGTTTGTAAAATACTTGAGATATTGCATTCTTTTTAATTTCATTTAACCTACTTGCACATGTTCCAGTGACAGTATAGCCACTTACTATAAAATTTCTATTAAAATCAGGATCATTATTTTCATTAATGTCATCTATAGTATCATAAAAGCCTAAATCAACATTATCTTTAGATAATAATACATTAAAATTGTATGTAACACCTGTATTAGGTATAATAATAAATTGATTACTAGTTAAACCACTTGTAGTATCTGTTGTTAATATTTGTTTAAAAACTTTTTTGATGTATTCCATGATCAACTATAAATAGTTATTAAAAAGTTTGGTAAATAGAAATATATTTTGTAAGTTTGTAGCTTAATATAATATATATGAAAAATTCAGAAATTTTAAGTGCTAAAATTATTTATCAAGACATAGATCAAATATTAGATATTTTAATTAATATCGACTTTTCTAATTTTAAAAAAGCTAGTGATATCATTTTTTATTTTTATAATAATAAATATATTGCAAAATATAATTTATTAGAAAATGATTGTCAATATTTAATTGACTATAAAATCTTCGGAGAAAAATTTAAACAATTTTATAATTCTTATTATGGCAATCGTGATTTAAAATTATCAATAATTTTAAATAAATTACTTAAAACAAGTGGTATTGAAATATATAGCATAAATAATTATATTATGATACAAAGAATATGCGATCATAATCAACTATAAATATATATAATATGAAAAACAGTAAAATTCTAAGCATTAGATTATGTCTTCCAGTTGAAGACATAATTAGTAACATTAATAGTAATATCACTAATGTTTTAACATACAAAATTAAACCTTTTGATGAAGTATTCTATTTTCATCAGGGTATTCTCGTAAAAAACAATGAAAATTATAAAGAAAATCGATATAGTTTTACTCAAAATTTATCTGAAAAAGATTTGATTTGGTTTTATAAATTAAAACCATTTTTCATAAAAACAATAGAAAATGATTTTAACCTAATAATATACTAGCTTAAGAATTAGTATTTTTTCTCAAAAATACTCTAATATCCTTACTTGGATATCTTATTTGAAACATAGAATCTTCAACAGCATATAATGTTTGATTAATAAGATTAATTTGATTTGTTGTAGTATCAGAAAATGCCTGTGGGACAATATTCATTGAATAATTACCACCAACCTTATTATATATCTTTATACCAAGTATATTTATTACTCCAGCAGATTGAGATAATATATTATTTAAATCACCGATATAAATATTTTCAGCCATCTGGTGTACATTTATATCAAAGAAATTAGTAGTTAATGTTATAAGATTATTAGAAATTTCAGTATTACTATTTTGATTACCAACATATGCATCAATATCTATAGCAAGATCAAATACTTCTCCATCTCTAACTTCAATATAGTCATTTACCATTCTATAATTAGAAAGATAATTGGCAATATTTTGTTTCATTAATGAACTACTAATATTACTTAATTTACCATTAGCATCTAGCCCAAGTATTGGTATAACAACTTTATTATTTTCCTTAAAAGAATTTACTCTAAAAGGTGCTCCATATTTTCCAGACATTTTATATACCTGTAAAAGATAATCAGTTAATGTTACATCTCTATTTTGACTTGAGAAATTGTATTTTATTAAATTTCTTAATTGCTCAATATTTAAGCCATCAGTACCGCCAACAGCTTGAATAGGATTATTAACAGTTATACTTCTTTGAACTTGTGTATTGAAATCTTGTCTTGATCCATTGACACTTATTTGAATAGAACCAGTACTTGTAATAGTATTTGCTCCAATATTTGTTGAGCTTCCGCCACCAGTTCTATACTGTATAAATAATGTACTATTAGCCTTAAGCATTTCGCCTAATGAGGTATTTAAAAGATAATTATTTAAAAATTCCTGATTAGTTACACCATTTTTAATCATACCAGTTTTGAACGTGTCCAAGTCTGGATTTCCTCCTCCAAACGTAAGGGTGCATCCTCCATTTGGTGTATACTCTTTAACAAATTTTTTAGTTATATTAATCCATTTTCCAGCAGTTATTCCAGAAATTGAACTAATATTAGTATTTTCAACAAATACTCTTTGTTGTGCTAAATTATCTACTTCATAATATTTATTAGTTGAATTGTTAAAATCAGAGAATGAAGGATTTGAGCTGAAGTTTGTACTATCTAAAAGTATTACACTTGTTACTTCCAAAACATCAGGGTCTGGAAGTGTAATTTGAAAAAATTGTTCGGAACTTGTTATTATTTTTTTATATATATTTGTAGTTCCATTGACCACAATTTCACGTTTAGTAACATTATAGCCACTTATAATTCCGTTAGAATCTAATAATGGTGTAATTTTTACATTTGGGTTTCCCATTGCATCAGTCGGCTGTGAAAAATCTACATTTGATGATGTCTCAAATGTCTTACCAGCACCAATAAATTGAGCACCCGCCTGAATTGTTGGGTAGTATGATTGGTCTGGCTTATCGCCCAATACTGGTATAACCGCCTGAATATCAAGAAGTGTAACCGATCCTCTTTTCGCAGTGATACTTGTATTTAAACCCATATCAACAGCCTTACTTAATAATGAACTTTTTAGTTGCATGTACTTCAACTGAGTCTCATTAAATGATTTATCAAGGCTTGCATGTAAATTATTTGAAACGGCACTATTAAGATTCAATAACAACATTCCAATGCTTGAACTACTAAAATCTTGTATTTCAGGATAATATTGTTTAACAAGAGCAATGAGTTCATCATTTATTTGACTAAAAGTCATTGAATTATACGATATGATATTTGCCATTATATATTATATATTTAAAATGTAATTGTTATGTCGCTGGTGTCAACATAGCTTCCTTCAGCATACGTGAAATTTATTTTTACATTTATTTGATTTTCATTAATTGTGATATCATCTTGATTTGTTATAAATTGAATATTTTGTATTGTTAGGTCAGGAATGTATTTACTTACAGTATCTCGAATATCAGTTTCTACAAGTGATTGAGTAACAGAGTCTTCTGGCTCAAAGAGAAATTTTTGAAGATTTGTTCCAAAATTTGGATCATACACTCTTTCACCTTTATTAGTCAATAGTAGCAACAATAAATCAGATGAATAAGCATTTTTGGTTGTTTGATTCAATTGAAAAAATTGATTCGTAACAGCATCATCTTGAAGAGGAAATTTTATATTTATACTTGAGGCCAATATATTAAATTTAATATAAATAGTATAAATAAAAAATCCGGCTATTAACCGGATTTAAAAAAGTTTTACTAATAATTATTTATTATATTAATAAGATTTCTTTTTAGCTTTCTTTTCACTCTTTTGTTGTTTCAATTGCTTTTCTTCCTCTTCAATTTTATCAAAAATTGATTTTGTTACTTCCTTAATTCTAATAATTTTTTCATTTCCATGAATATTTAAAAAACTACTGTAAGTAGTGAAGTCTGGTTTTTCAATATTAATTTTATCATTTTCCATATCAACACTAATACCAGTAAGACATTCTTGAATCACAAGTTTTTTATACTCATCTTCTAACTGATCAAAAACCTTAGGATTAATAACAATTGCAATATTAACATCCGATAATGTAATCATTAAATCAGACATTTTCTTTGCCTCAATTAAAACTTTAGCCTTCTCATTTGTTAACACTCTGAATGTCACCCACTTGGGTATTGATGTTGCATTTAATACTGAATCAAAAATAATTTGAATTTCATCATCTTCATCAACTCCGTTATACTTTGCCATAATTTAAAATTTTTATAATTAATTAATAATTTACAAATATAAATTTATTATTTCATTTTTCCTAAATTAATTTCATTTATTATATTATTTATTTTTATTTTAAATATTTATAATAGGTTTATAATATTCAACAAAACCATTTACTAATTCTTTATCAAAATCAATATTTGGTGTTTTAAATAATTCATAGAATTTTGATTTCGAATAATCTATATAACTAAATATTAAATCAAGCACATTAAAATTAATATCTGATTCTACAATTATTTTTTTAAGAACAAAAAATATTCTATGATCAAAAGAATGCATTCCTAATATTAATTCAAAATTTTCATTTGTTATTATTTTAAGACATTCTTCAAAATACTTAACTGTTTTAATTTTTTTATTATCTTCAACATCATTCAATAATTCTGTGTTTTCCCATCTTTTTATAATTTTTTCATCAAAATCATTTATCTTAAAAACATCTTCTAATTCAAATCTTCTGTGTCCACCTTGGGTTCTTTGGGAGGTTATTTTACCTTCTTTTTCCCAATTTCTAATTGTTTCTACTGTTACTCCACATATTTCAGCAAATTTTTTAATCGATATTAGCATAATTTTTAATTTAATTAATATTTATTATTTTTATATTACAAATATAAATAGTTTAAAATATGGAAAAATCTATAAATAATGAAAACATATTTTTAATATTTATAGATTTAAAATAAAAAAACCTATAAAATCTAAAAAATAATATAGATTCTATAAGTTTAAATATGATTTCATACTAAATTTTATATAATTATAGACAAATACTATTAGCAGCACCACCGACAACGTTTAGATTTAACATAAATTTTATATAATTATAGACCCTTTCTAAAATAGAATATTTTAATGAATATATTATATTCTATATTTAGAATGATTTTCTGTTTTATAGATTGTGCCAAAGCCACATCCAGTTGATTGACCAATACCTAAATTATATATTAATTCTGCAACATTTTTGTTACAAAAAATATTTATTTGACATTGATTAGCTTGATTTTTAATATTATTATATTCAACTTTTTTGACTTTATGTTTAGGATGATTATTAATAGTTATCTTAAAATCATTTAATTTCAAATTGCTATTAATCTTAGATAATTTATTTTTTGTATGTTCTGTAACAATTTCGCTAAAATTATTATCATTTAATGTATAAAATTTACTTTCGCCTTCTTTAATTTCCCCTCTTTTCTTTATAATAAAAGGTGATAATGTAGAAAAATAATTCCATCCATTATAAAAATCTTCAAAAACATAATCAATTTTATCAAACATCATACCATTAAATAATTCATTACAATTTTCATTGTATATATTTTTAATAATATTTCTTAAGAATTCCTCATTTTGTGAACTAATAATAATATAACTACCATTATTAAAATTAAGAACATTATTAACAATATCCAATTTACCACCATATAATTGTGATATTGAATAATCTTTATTTTTAGAACCATGATATTTATTATTTTTACCTAAACATTTAGTATGAATATAATACATAATATCAGGCAAATTATTATTCTTAACAGGCGTAATATTCTTTGTAAAATTAATTTTTATTCTCATCTTCAGTTACATTATTAAGTTTAATATTAATTAATTCAGTGGAAATATTTTTAATTGGTGTATATTCATTTAATATTGAATCATAGAACATATCTTCAGCAATTAAATTTTCGATAGTTACAAGACCACCATCTAATAATCTAGCATAGCCTTTAGAATTTCTTATTTTATTAATACCCCACATATCAATAGGAATAATAATTTTTCCCGACAATCTTGTAATATCAGTAATTCCACCAATATATGTTAATCTAGTTCTTGGATTATCATTCAACTTATGTTTCGTTTTTGAACCCTTTTCGATAAAATTAATCATATCTGTTTTATTATATTTCTTTAATTTAATTTTAAAATCATCTATCAATGAATTAGAGATTTTAGAAATTAAATCCAAACATTCAACAACTGTATATTGATATACATTTTTGATATTTAATGTTTGTTTAAGTATTCCAATATATTCATCATATAATGAATTTTCTAGATATTGTTCAATTTTTTTCCAATAAATTGAGCATTGTTTATTCGTACTATCCCATTGACACTTTTTTGTTTTCAATTTTTCAGATAAAATACTTGTCTTCTCAAATTTATTATCATAATATGTATATGGATTTATTTTAATCCATCCATTAAGTGCAAAATTTTTAATTATATCTATTTCTTTAATATAATTATCATCAGTTTTTCGTAATGATGGCTTTGGCCTTTCTCCTAATAATACATGAAGCATGTTACTTATTTGAAATACAGTTATTGGTTCAACATATTTTTTTGTATTAATTCTTTTACTTTTTCCATTTATATTATAAACATAGTCTTTAGTATTTTCATTACTGTTAAACCATCCAGCATTTTTAAAATCTAAAAAAAGATAATATATCATAATTATATATTTTTAGATTTTTCTTCTCTTTCTAATTTCTTTTTTTCTATATACTCCCTTTTTTCTTTATTTTCCTTATCCTTAATCTCTTTTTTTTCTTTAGCCTTATCATCTAATGTTTTTCTTATTGCCAAAGAATCTTCTGTATCTGTTTTAATATAATGATCCTCAATTTCAAAGTTAATATTATTAATATCATCCAAATTATTAATAGTAATCCACCCTTCATTATCATTCAATTTATCTTCAAATGGATCATAAACTAATTTATATTCTAAAGAATCTGTTTTAGCAAATGCTTTAGAACGTTTTATATTTAATTTTAATATTTTTATAAATAAATATTTAATTAAACTTAACATATCGTCATTAGATAATTTAAAACCATATTCTGAAATATCAATACAAGTACCTTTTATTTTATAAAACCCTAATTCGCTATTAAAAGATTTAAGTTTTGTTTGTAATATTTTTTTATATTGCGGAAATAAATCTGGATTAAAACTATATCTATCAAATTTTTCATCGCAAGAACAAAATTGTAATTCTTCCAAATCAATACTACCATTTGTTTTATATTCAACATTTCCTATTGTTTCTTTATTGAAAATGGAAGTGTCATTTTTTTCTCCACTTCTAGAAAAAAATTCTAAATCACTAATTGCATTATTTGTTTGTTCTGCGTCAATAATATCGAGTTTAGTTGATCTTTTTATTGAAGAATCTCCTCTTACACCAAAGAAATATCCTCTTGTAAGAGCTGCGGGGGATGCTATAAATTGTAATAATAATTCAGGAACACTAGCAATATTTGGTGATTGAAATGGAATATCATCAATAAATATATTGTGACGAAGGCAATCACTTGATATTTTTGTCTTATACTCAAGCTCACCATCACTAGATGAATAATAGTTTTTCTTAGCAAAGATATAATTATCATTCTTTTTATCAAACTCTTTTTTATTTTTGAATTCTTTCCATACATTTTTCTGTTCTCCGCTATCATAATTAACAATTCCATTACCTTTGATCGTAATCCTAAACATTACATTTTTTACTTTCTTCATTTTAAAATTATTTTTAGTTATTAATACAACAAATATATAAAAAATTTTTAAATAAAATACTAATTTTCATAAATTTCTTTTTTTGCTAATCCATATTCTTTAGAATATTCCTTATTAAAAGCAATATATGGCGTTTCATTACTATATGATTTTTCATATAATTTACTCAATGTTAAATTTTTCAAATATTGTTTATATTTGGAATACTTATAGCCACATTCAATTAACCTAGGTATGACTTTTTTTATTTTACTTAATGTTTTACTATCTTCTTTTAGATCTCGATCTATAGAATCCATAACATTTTCTAAAAATGGTTCAGTAAATTCATTATTAGAATTAAACTTATATATACAATAATAACTATCTTTACTATTTCTTAAACCATTTTTAGGAATATTATTATAATTTTGTTCTTCTTGTAATGTTTTAATATTCCTACTTGGGAATACATTTTCTAATTTTTCTAAACTCTTGTTATACTTATTCTTAATAAAAGAAATTATTTCAGTCTCATAATTTACATGAAATTCATTATATAATATATATAATTCATCTAAAGTAATTTCATTATTATATATTTTTATTTTTTTGCTAATAAAATTAAACCATAATTTACTTAAATTTATATCATAGAAGTTTTTAATTGACATTTGTTCACTCCTATTATTATATAAATTAATAATATTAATACAAGAATTATTATAATTACCCCATCTATTACATCTTCCGATTCTTTGTAATGTTGTTTCAGGCGAACAACATGACTCAATTAAATAAGGGAATGATATATCCATGCTTGCTTGGATAATAGGAGCTGCAACAACGGGAGATCTATTAATTTGATCTCTATTTGATTTACCATATAAGTTATTCAGTTTTTCTATCTTTTCTATTTTATCTTTTTCTTGAAATTTAGAATGAACTAATAAATCAATGTCTAAAAATTTTTTTAATTCTTGTGCTTTAAATATTGAATTTGTTATTATTAATGTATCATCATTTTTTACTATGTTATCTTCATTAATAATATTTATTTCATAATTTTTATCATGTATCGCTGAATAATGTTTATATTTATTTGGTAATATACAAGTTTTATTAATATTATTATCCCAAAGAAAATTAATATTACTAGGCGTAGCACTTAAAAGAAGTGTCTTGGAATTAGTTAAATTATTTCTAACATTCATTATTTGTATAAACATTGAGAACAATGCTTCATTGCCAATAAATTCATGAAATTCATCAAAAACGACATCACAATCATGTATGAAATATGACCTTTTTGCAACATCGTTACTTATAAATGGCTTTAAAAAGTTGTCAATATTAGTAACAATTATATCTGAATTAAAAATAGGGATATTAATATTGTTACACTTTTTTCTTTCTCCAGTAATATATAATTCAACACTTATATCACTAATATTTAAAACATTTAATTCTTTAATAATCGACTCATATACTGTTTCTACAACAACATTTCTAGGACAAACCCATAACAATTTATTTTTTGAAGGAAGTGACCATAATGTTCCAATTAATGTTTTACCAAATCCCGCAGTTGCATTTATTATAGTTGTATTATAATCACGTGCCTTAATAGAACAATCTAATTGTTTATTAAATCTTTTATTATCATATTCATCAGGTTTATTTATTTCATATATTATTTTATCGCAATTAATTAAATCTAAACAATATTGATCATTTATTAAAATTTTTTCTACATCACTATTATTTTCTAATGAAGAAACTATTCTATCAGCACTTATCAAAATACTTCTGTAAAGAATATTCTTAAAATTAGGATTAGTGTTTAAATCTTTGTGATTTGAAAAAAAATCAGGAGTCTTATTATAAGATTTATTTAAATTTATTTTAGATTTATCGATATTATCACCAGTTAACTCATTATATAATGATATCATTAAATTAATATCATCATCATAATTTATATTATCATTATACAATATATCTTGATAATTTTTTGATGCTTTCGAATTATTATGTGGATGATGCCAATATACGCTATTTAAAAAATATGATATTTCTTCATTTTGAATATTTGATATACTATTTAAAAATGCCCAACTAATTTCATTATGAAAAATATTAACATCTTTTTTATTTATATTATACCTAAAATAGTCTTGTGTAAATTTACAACATTTACCAATATCATGTAATAATCCAGATAATATAATATATTTTTTTGTTAATTCATAAGAACTATTATGTTTCAATATTTTATTACATAATAATTCACATATTTTAGCAACTGCTTTAGAGTGAGTTATCAAAGATAATCCATTGCTTTTAGCTAAAATTTCGTCAAGTTTATTCATCATTTTACATTTTTTATTTTACAAATATAATAATAATTTTTATTTCAATATAGATTTTACATAATTATAATTAAAAAATAATGGGCAGTTCTCCCGAATAATTGTGATTTCATATTAAATTTTATATAATTACAATTAAAGGAAATGGAACACCTTCCAAAGCAGAGTTGTGATTTCATACTAAATTTTATATAATTACAATGCTTATTCGAATGCGGGGAATAACGAAACTGTTGTGATTTCATGCTAAATTTCATATAATTACAATAATGTTTTCACGCCACTGATAAGCCATGTTGTTGTGATTTCATACTAAATTTTATATAATTACAATTTACATAAAATGTAAAATCATCAGAACCTGAGTTGTGATTTCATACTAAATTTTATATAATTACAATGATATTCTAACCTGATATCTTTGATATATAGTTGTGATTTCATACTAAATTTTATATAATTACAATTTAATCTCATCGAATAATCCAGATTTAAATGTTGTGATTTCATACTAAATTTTATATAATTACAATATTAGTTGCTGAGTTAATAAAAACTCGTTTGTTGTGATTTCATACTAAATTTTATATAATTACAATATACCCTAAATAATTATTGTGATTTACAATAATATAGACTCAAAATTAAATATAAAAAATCGATTCTTTTATCATATAAATTATTAATTTTCACTATTTTTTTATTTCTAATTTTATAAAATACTTAATATATTAGTTCCACCTATTCTTATTATATATATTTCCTCTATAACTATTAGAGTTTTTGTCCGTTTCATATAAAAACACAAGATAATTTTCTTTTAATGCTCTGGTTATTTTTTCCATTGATAAATAATCCTCATTAACACATAGATTTATACCTTTATATCTAAATATTGGCGAACTAACAATAATTAAATTCTTATTATTAATTAAATTTATTTTATGACATAGTTCAAAATTCAATAAATTAGATTTTTTAATATTTTTATATTTATTAAATATAACATATATTTCATCTACTAATTCCATATTATTATTTTTAATTTAAGTTACAAATATAATACAAATTATTTAATACAAAAATATTATGTCTCAATAAATTAATATCAAGACATAATATTTAATTTATGTATATTTTACTTTTCAATATCCTTATTATCTAATTCACAATATCTTAAACAAATCTTATAATCATCTAAAACATAAAAATTATATACACAAATTATACCACTATTATCAATAAAACTTAATAATGTCTTAATATTATCAAATACTCTAAGTATTATTGGATAACTTATACCACTAATTTTACAAATAGGTATGGATACACTATATATATTATCATTATATGAGATATTCTTTAATATTTTGTTATATATTGATTTGGCTTCAATTGGGTTAATTACGTTTATTAAATATTTAATATCGCCAGATTCTTGACTTTTATATATGTCGTATATATTTTTACATAAGACAATTTTTTTTTCAAAACCATTTACACAATAATTATTATATAAATCATTTGAATATATTATATGATTATGCTTTGCATGATTAAAATTTATAATAAAGAATATATTTTATGGTGTCTATTTTACTCATTAAACAAATTAAATAATTTATAAAACTTTTCTTTTGCCACTTCAATAAGAAGCTTGTCATTATCATCAAATACCCTATCTTTATTATTTTTAAAATAATTATCCATTTTATATAATAATTCAGATAGATTATTTTCAAAATCCGTTAATTCTTGAAAAACACTTGATGTTATTTCTTCATCTAGTTCTTTTTTAAGTTCAATATCACTATTATTAATATCTTTGAGAAATTTATCAGCATTACTATTTGCTTTTTCTACCTCTTCAGAGCTTATTTTATCCTTAAAATAACCTTCTTTAGCTAATTCTTTAATTTTATCAGTGATCTTAAAATCATTTTCAGCTAATTTTTTATCGGCTAATTTATCAATTTCATAGATTTCACTAATTTTATTAGATAATTCATTATCAACATTTCCATTATCTAATGCTGCTTTCATTTTCTTTAAAAACTCAGGTGTTGCCATAATTGTATATTAATTTAGTTATTTTTATTTAATTTTTTGATGTAACATTTTGAAAAATCTGAGCATAGTTCAGCTTCAACGTCCATGTTTTGTACTTCATAAAATTTAGATATATTATTTGTATAATATCTAAAAAATTCTTGAGTCATACTAAAAATATTAAAATCTATATTTAATCTTATTCCAGTTATAACTCTACGAATAACTGGAAATAACATCGCATTAAAATTATTTATTCTTTCTGCATTATTATTTCCAGTTGATATTAAATGAATAAAACATTCTTCGAGATAAATAGCGCATTTAATACTTTTACGTTTACTTAATCCATCTAGTAATCCAATCTTAGTCCATGTATTAACAATTTTATTAGTCTGTCCAACTAATTCATAATACAAAAACGTGCTTTTATTTACTCCTATCATGTTATTCGAAGCCTAATATTTTTAATATACCTACACTATCAATGATAATATCATTACCATCATCAACATATTTAATATTATATCTACCACTTAAAGTAGCATCAAAATTTTGATCATTATTGCCATTAGAATAATAGTCTAGACTTTCTAATAAGCTTCTATATTTATTAGGAACTTGTATTGTTTTAATACCAGATTTTCTAGACTTTTCGTATATTTTAGCAGAAATTTGATTGATTTTTGTACTCAATGTTTGATTCCATTCCCACTGAGTTTCATAATAATGACTATTTGATTGATGACAAATACCTCTATAATCCCAATAAGCAATGAAATTTGTTAAAAATGTTGATATGATTACTGAATTATTATTTTTCATACTTTTAATAAAGTACAAACATAACGAATAATTTTCAATTAAACAAGTATTATTTATTAATTATGAAAAAATTTTATATTAAATTGAAAAAATAAAATATATAAGCAATTCTTATATATTATTCTTAAATTGTGTAGGTGTCATATTAGTTACTTTTTTAAACATATATGATAAATGAGATAGGCTACTAAAATGCATTTTATTAGAAATTTCAGACATGGTTAATTTGTCTTCTTGAATATATTGTTTTATTCTTGCTACTTTTATTTGATTAATATATTCTTTAATATTAATATTACATTGTTTTGAAAATATTTTAGACAAATAACTATATTTTTTTCCTAATTTTTTGCTTATAAAAATAGAAAAAGTATAATTTGGTAATTTATTAATTTGTATTAATTCAAATATAATTAATTTTATTTGTTCCACTATAATTATTTCCTTATCTTCTACTAATTCAAGTTCAGCATATTTTAGAAGGGTATTAAATTTATTTAACATTTTACATTCTAATTCTTCGACAATTTCAATTTTACCAAGCTCAACCGTAATATAGTTTAGATGTAATTTTTTTAAAATATTTTTTACATATATAATAGCTGATTTACTTCTCATATTTTTTATTGTCAATATCATACACTGAAACTTTTTTATCTATATATTTATTAAATATATATTTTATTTTTAGGTACTTATTCTACTCATATTAAATGTTATGTCAAATATAGTTATATTTCTTGGCGTTGCATTATTACTATTAAATCTAACATCAAAAAAATCACCAGCAACTACTCCAGACACTTGAGAATTAGCCGTGAAAGTATATCTATCTGTTGCATTGGCTGGAGACACATAACTTTGAAGAGATGTTAATAGAGCATCATTTTTAAAAATACTCATATGATAAATTGGGACAGCACTTGAGTATTTAGCAGAAACGACTGCAACAATATGATAAGTGCCAGAGCCTCCATTTGAAATGGTTATTCTATCAGCAGTTGCATTATCTGTAAATGTAGTTAATAAATGATTAACAGAAACAGCAGTTATCCAACCAGTATATCCAGCATTACTTACTGATACAACAGTTCCTCCCGAAGTACTTTCATATAAAGCTCCGTATGCTGCTTTTACATAAATATTGTTAGTTGTTCCAGTATATATATTAAAATCAGTTTTTAATAGTCTGGAATTAATATTAGTTAATGTGATACCACTATAACTATTAAAAATATTTTTATCTAATTTAGTACTAATTAGCGAATTAGTTACACCACTATACGTATTAAATGTTGTTTTTAATAATCTATTATTGATGTTTGTTAAAGTACTTGCACTATAACTATTGAATATACTAGTTGATAATCTAGTATTAATATTAGTATTGGTTACACCAGTATAAACATTAATTTGTGCTTTATTATAATAATTTGCAGGTAGTGTTGTTCCAGTAAAAGAATTAAATACACTTTTATCTAATTTATTATTAATATTAGTTAAAGTACTTGCACTATATATATTAAACGTATTTGTTGATAATTTGTTATTAATTAACGTATTACTCGTTCCAGTAAAAGTATTAAAATCAGTTTTGTTTAATTTAGTACTAGTAATTCCACTAATATGAATTATATCTTGTTCAATACCATTAATTATAAAATTAGTTACTCCAGTAAAAGAATTAAATACACTTTTATCTAATTTATTATTAATATTAGTTGTTCCAGTAAAAATATTAAATACAGTCTTTAATAATCTATTATTAATGTTAGTTAAAGTACTTGCACTATACGTATTAAATATACTTTTATCTAACTTATTATTAATATTTGTATTGGTGCTTGTTCCAGTAAAAGTATTAAATATTGTTTTGTCTAATTTAGTATTAATTAATGAATTTGTTTCTAATTTAGTATAATGATCTAATGAATTATTGGTCGCACCACTAGTATATACTGATGTAGAAATTATTTCGACATTATTTTGAATATTTTTCGATTTACCATTAGAATCTATAATAAAAAAACCATCTTTAACATTATAAAATAATATATCTTTAGGTGAAAGTAAAACATTAATAATATTCATATTATAGTTAGTAATATCAACATCACCTATATTAATTAAAATTATTGCACTAACATTATCATAATTATTAACTTTTAAATAACTTAATTGTCTACTAAAATTTATGACAGGTGTTGGTATAATTATCTTTGGTATATTATCAGATAATGTTGTGCGAACAACATTCTGTACTGTTGAACCAATTGTTATCCATGTAGTAACACATTGTAATGCGCTTACGTTTATACTAGCAAATAGACTAATATTAAGTTGTTTTTTATAATCAATAATTATATTATCCATAATATTGTTTATTTTAAATATGTTTTTATATTATATAATATATGGTATTAATAATTAATTAATACCATATCAATAAAAGCTCATAAATATCAATTATTTTTTTATTTTAGATAAAAAAATCAAAAATTGATATGCAATATTAATGTTTTCTTGAGTGGCATCCATAAGCTGAGCAAGTGGAAATCTATATTCATTATGAAGATTTATCATCTTTTTTCCTAAATATAAATTTATAGGTTTATTCTCATTAATTTTTTTAATTAATAATATTGAATCATTAACTATTAATAATTTATTACGCTTTGTATCATAAGACCAAAGCGTAATATCATTCTCTTCATTTATTTTTAATGATTGTTTAGTATTTTTCATATTAATGAATTATTACGGTAAATAAATATTAGTAGCCGTACCATTTATCGTAATAGCTGCTGTCAATGTTGATAAAAGTCTTCCTTCAATATCATTTGTAGCACCAATATTAATTGCTGCTGTTGTTATAAAGTTTCCTTTAAGAACATTAACTGCCCCTGTAGTAATAGCACCAACTGATACCCAATATACTCTATTTGCTTGAGCACCATGAGTCAGTAATATTGTTGTTGTTGCACCTAATGTCATTGCACCTTGACTTATGAATACATAATCACCATCTCCAACTAATGTAATTATTTGTGAAGCAGCAGTTACTATACCAGTTGTTCCAATATAAACACCTGATGTAAATCTTCCAGTACCATACCCAACATTTACAGTTTCTAAATTTACAGCACCAAAAGTATGGCCACTTAAAACAACTAATTGATTATATAGATTATTTGAAGCAGTTGAGGCAGTTATACTTAACCCCCTATTAGAACCATTCATAAATGTTATACCACTTGTGGGTGTTAGTGTAGTTTCACCAGAATCTCCTTTAGGAATCATTAATTTTGGATTACTAATTGTAATTGTACCACGTGTAAGAAGTGCAAATTTTGAGGCAGATTGTAGACTATATACCGATGGAGTTAATGATGTACTTCCACTTGAAACAGGGGTAATGTTTTGCATACTTTCCCATCTAGAATCACTAATAGCCTTAAAAACTCTTGTTTCTTCTGGCAACATTGTTACTGGAACATTAACTAATTCATCATCAATACTATCTAACTCATATGGATAAACTGATAAATTATTTAGACCAGTATTTTTTACTGTAATAGAATATCCTTGTAGTGCTGACATTAATTTTACACTATCTCCGTTTGTTCTAACGATATCTACATTATTTATTTCTGTAAGCAATCTTGTTGCATGTGTTTGGCCACCTCCTGGTTGGGCTGATATGCCATAACTGGTAGAATAACGAATAGGCGTGGTAAAAAAAATACCATCCACGCCACCATCAAAAGCGTCCATTAATTTATTAAATAATGTAGCTGTTACAGTTGCATTATTTGCTATTTTTAATTTCTTAAAAATTGAAACCATATTTTTATTTTTTAAAAGATAATTTTTATTTTTTGATATAAATCATCACGATTAATAATAATCGTGATGATTTATAATTTATTATGCTGGTAATGTTGTGAAAACTACTTCATTACCATAAGCTATTCCAGCAGAATTTATTGCATATGCTCTAACATAATACGTTGTGCTTGGCAATAATCCATTAATAGAACTAACAAAAACACCATCGCCAGAACCATCGTTCGTACTTAATACAGTAGGACTAGGCGAAGTAGCAAATGCTACACCACGAGAAATAACTGGTGCATAACCATTAAATGTTATATTACCACCACCAACAGCACTAATAGATATAATACTCGTAATTTCTGTTGTGAAAACTATTGGCAACATTGGTGCGTTATTACTAATACCATCAGCATTTCTATCATTAATTGTAACACCTGTTGGCGCAAGCGGTGGTGATGGTGGCACATTTGGTGGTGATGGTGGTAATGCTTGGAAACAAGAACCATATATAATAATAGAATTATCATCTAATGTGATTGCTCCTGTTCTTGCACCTAATCTACCAGAAACACAAGCACCAGTATTAACTGTTATAGATGCAAGTGCTATAATATTTCCAGCAAAACTTGTATCTACACCAATTGTTGCTGATGAACCAACTAACCAAGTAATGTTAGTTGCTTGAGCACCACCAACTAAAACAACGTGGCTATTTGCAGCCGCAGTTATTAATGTTGTGCCTACTTTGAAAACCCAACTTGAATTTGGGTTACCTTCACCATCTAATATTAATGTTCCTGTAATTCCAACTGAAGTAGTGTTTGAGTAAACTCCTGGAGTTAATCTTAATCCACCTAAATCTGCTGGAATAGTTACACCAGAAAGACTCATACCTGAAGTAAAAGCAGTTGTTATTGAATTTTGTGCTGCGGCAGCTACATAATCTGCTAAATGGAATGAACCAGAAATTCTTACAGATTCAAATCCTGTAATAGATGATCCAGGAAATACACCAACATCACCAGTAATTTTTGAATTAGTTCCAGGAACATTAGTGATTGTAGAAGCAGCCAATAATCCAAATCCAGCAAATGCATTTAAACTTAATGGTGACGGTGAATTTACAAATGCAATAGGTTCAGTAAATATTTCTAATGAACTACTACTTTCTACTCCATTAAAAACAGCAGTAACCACATAAGAATATATTTGACCGGAAAATATTGTATGATCCTCATAAAATGTATCCGTTATTGGAAAATTGTTAAGTGGAATATTTGATACGTTGCCATCAGAATTACCACGATATACATTATATCCAGAAATAGGTGATGGACTTGGTTGCCAGTCAATTCTAATAAATTGATCCATAATTTTAATTTTTTAGTTTTTATATTATTTATTATTATTTTAATATAAATACCAAAAAATCACCAACATAAAAAAATCAATTTATTGTTTTATTTCATAATTAATTGTAAATCATATAAATATGAAAAAAAATAGGTGGGAATTATGTAAATAATATATTTAATTTTGATATAAACGTTAGATTAATAGACGAAAAACGATTTAATTATTAATTACCCATTTCAATTATTTGAATACCTGAAAATATTAATATTTCATATTGATCATTAAAATCAACTATATGATTTTGATATTCATTTATAGTAAATCCTATTTTTTGACCATATTCATCTATAAACCAAAATCTTTTAAAATTTATTATTTGTTTAAATATAATACTATCGTTTTCATCTTGTTCATATAATTTATATTTCTTAGGAATGAAAAATTCAAATATTCTATTTGTATCATCAAGTCTTTTAACATAAACAATTTCTGTTAATTGTTCAATTTTATTACTAGTTTCAACATCACGTTCAACAATCATTGGGAATTTACGTTTAAGAGCTTTTTGTGCTTCAGTAAGCCCAATATAATTGTCTTCCTCAGTCTCTATAATATGATCATGCCATGCTTTGCTTAAACCAATATCAATAGGCTTATTATTGAATACATATAATACTTCAAGATTATTATCATCTTTAAGTTTACGTTCTTCAAGTTCTAATTGTAAAACTTCTTCTAATGTTTTACCATAGTGCTTATGATTCTCGTCAAAAAATCCAAAATGATCATGTTTTATACCGCTTAAATCTTCTTGACCTAATGACATTGAAAATCTATCAGCAACTTGAGCAATGCGATTAGACGTAGATTTTCTCAAAAAAGTTTCGCTTTTTTTTAGGATTTCATAATAATCTCTAGCATACTTTTCATCTTTTTGTCCTTGATGCATATGATTTATAAATGGAATCTTATGCGATTTATTATAATTCATTTTATTTTTTTCACTAATATCTGGATCAACTCTGAATACTTGATCTTCAGATCTAGATAAAATAATACCAATATTCATAAATATACTATGAATACGGATATAAAGCCAGATGTAAAGGTTTTTAAGGATTTTTATCATGTTATTCTATTTCATTTTTACGTTTTTCGATTTCTTTCTTTAATAATTCATGTGAGAGTCCTTTAATACATGTTTCATCATTATTTATTTTCTCTTTAACAAATGAATTAATATCATTTTCATTAACAGAATCTAATTTAACAACCATATGGTCTGGAATGTATGTTTTTCCCATTACTTTATTAAATATTTTTTTAAGTTCAATAGCAACATCATATTTGCTTGAATTTTTAGTGTTTGTTATATTAACCAAATTTTCAAATATGTATTGATAATTATTTTTTTTAGCATTAAAAACTCTCTCTTTATCCCATAATTCATTTATTTTTATAATAGAAATAATTGTTTTATGATGTTTATTAATATCATATTTCTTATTCAATTTAAAAAGTTTTTTAAATGATTTAAAATTTTTATTAAAAACATTATTAAAACATTTAATTTCATTAGTAATACCTTTTAATTCTCTGCAAATTTCTTTATATTCTTTATTATAATTAGAAATTAAACTATCTATATCTCTATATATTAAAAACAATGAATAATTATCATTACTACAGCTAATTTGATGGATTAAATTTTTAATATCGTTATATATGTTTTTTTCTGTTATAATATTTAAAGAATTACTTCTTTGTGTTTTATAATGATTATTCATTTTAATACAGCTATCAATAATATTTTTCATCATATTATTGTATCTACTTTCTTTTGATTTTAAAAAATCTGAAATATTTACGTTAATATCATTAAATGATGCTTGTTTTAATTTAAAGAGTTCTGCTTCTAGTTTCTCAATTCTTTTTAAATTATCATCATTATTTTTATTTATAAAAAAGATTTTATTACTGAAAAATCTTATTAACTTATTTATTAGTTTTTTCATTATATATTTTATTAATTTTAATTATTTTTTATAAATAGTTATAACCTGAAATTTAAGTATATTTTTCAAGCAATAACCTTAAACCATATTATTATTTATTCGTTATTTCACTATAAAATTCTGCTCTTTTCTTAGTAACATTTGTAAGATGATACTTTTCTTTAAAATCTTCATATAACTGATTACCAAGTCTATCTCTTAGTGTTTGATCTAAAATTAATTTTTTTAAAGCATTTTTCCAATCTCTTGTATTTTTTTCTGTTTTAATTAATATACAGTTTTCATTGTTTTTTCCGTGTACATTATATGGAGCCATGTCACTGCATACTATTGGCAATTTCCTAGACCAACACTCAGTTTGTTTGAGATTCGATTTCATTCGATTAAATTTATTGTCGTCCAATGGAGCTAAAACAATATCTGTTTGATCAAGACTTTCAGCATAAGTATTGGCAGGACGTGTCCAAATTCTTGAAAAATATTGTTTACCTGGATAATTTAATCGTTGAAAATTTTGTAACCAACGTTTATAATTATCATCCTTTAATAATTTATAATTATCGGTTAATATTTTTTCATATTGATAATAAACAGATTCATCAGCCTTAATTTGTCTTTGATTAACAGTAAATATTTTTCCTTTATATAATGTTTTAAGATCACTAGGCATAATAGGAATCTTATCAATATCACCCTTACATTTATTAATAAAATCAATCATTTTTTGATCCCAAAGATTACGACTCTGTAAATCTTTCATTAATTCTTGATTAAATACAACTTCCTGGGTTGTACCATTAGAATCCCAACCAATAAGATTGATCTTATACTTACCTTTGGTTTCAACATCTGCCTCAAGCATATTAATAACACCTTCAAGTTGCTGTAAATCACCTAAATGACTAGATCCGCCCATGTAAGATATTCTTACTAAACCATCAGGATCTGGTTTTCTATTATCACTAAATTGCTTCATCCAATCAGGATTAATAGAATTATATAATACAATTACATTATCTTTACCAGTTATTTTCTTAATTTCTTCAGCAAATAATTCTGTTGTTGTAGTTACATAATCAGCAATCTTAAGATTATCTGTTATTTCCTGATGCATTTTATGTTCTATAGATAAACCATACATTGGATGCTTTTTATCCAAATGCCAGTAATCATCAATATCAACAACTAATACTACACCTGCTTCCTTAAGCTCTTTAGCTATTTTAAGCATTTGTGGCACTGTTGGAGCCAGTTGACGATGATAATGAATAATATCATATTGTTTTAATTTTTCAATAAGATTAGGATCATTAAAATCTAAACTTTTTTCAATATCGCAATGAAATTCATCACTATGATTTCTTTCTAATTCAACCATAGGGGTTGTGATTCTAAAATAAGCTACTCCTGCGACATCTTGACAGTAAAATAATATTTTCTTTTTGTTCATTTTTATTTATTATTTTAATTATTTATTAAGTATTAATTCAAATTTTTCTTTTTTTCTCTTTAGAAACATTGTAGCGTCTTTATATATAAAATCATAAAATTTCCTAGCATTTCCATTAATTCTTTTCTTGCTGGATCACTACCTCTAAAATAACACTTTCTTTTAGGCAAAGGACTATCAATTAGATTATGCTTAAATAAAATATTTCTAATTGTTTGTCTATTATGTGGATATTTTGCTTCTAAATTTGATAATATCACCCCATTTTTAAAATCATTAACAATATTATTTTCTGTTTCAATACTTACATTTGCCTTTCTATATTTTCTATCCATTTATAAAATTTTATTAAATATTATATTTTTTTATAAATAGTATAAAAATTTATAAAAGATTAATAAAAATGAAAAAACCCATAAAAATTTTTTATTTTTTTATGGGCTTAAAAAAGGAGATATATATGGAAAATTATGAAAGCTTAATTATTCATTATTATTTTTATTTTTACGAGTTTTTCTTTCTTGTTTTGATTCTTCAGATTCTTCAACATGAGTAACAGGTACTACATTATTTACAACAACATATTTGTTTATTTCAGCTAATACAGTTGCATCATTAACTTCTTGTACAATTACAAAATTTCTAATTCTCATTTTATGAACAGATATGGGTAATGATACTAATTTCATAAAAACAGTCTGGTTAGGCATCAATTTAAAGACTTTCTTTGTCATTCCATCAATATAGTCAATATCTAATATTGAATTAAAATTAGCATCTCTTTTACCTAATTGGTTAGTTATGTTTGTAATTTTGTAGTTATTCATACTGTGTATTTTTTATAATTTATTATAAATAGTATTAATTATTATTTCATTTCAATGCTTGAACCATATTTTTATAAAGTATCCCATCAAATCCCATGCTCATTGCTTTATCAGCGATTGCTTTATTAATAAGATTTATTGATGGTATACCATGTTCAACAGATAATTTATTAAAATCTACATGTGGAAACCATAAACCAGCAAGATATTCAACTGGATTATCATATTTACTTTTAAGATCAGAAAAATCAAGTAAATTATCGAATTCTATTTCATATTTGTCAAAACCTTCCTGAGGATCTAATAAAAAGAAATTACCAACATTAGATTTTTCATTAATTGGTGAATTACGATACCCAATAATCTTTTCACCTTTTTTTTCAGTTAATTGATATGGTGCTTTATCAATAATCATTGATTTATCATCCAATGAACCTAAAAATTCACTTTGTGTTGAACCAGTATCTGCATTATTTTCAGCATTAATATAATCTTGAGCAGCAACTTCTTCTAATTCTTTCTTACTCTTATATTCATGAAAATTTTGAATATTATTTAATATATTAGATGCATCATCAACATTTAAGAAAATTTTAACTGCTTTAATATAAGGTTTCTTCTTCATTAATGCATTAGCTAATTTATAATGCCCATCAATAACAGAATGATCATCTGTAATATATATTGGTTCAGTATTGTCATCATCTGATTCATTTATACCACCAACAAGTATACTATGTATTGGTTTTAATATATTTGGATCAATACTAATTAGTTTATGATGAATACCATTTTTAGCCAGCTCCTTTACAACTTCAGTGTAAGGAATCTTAATATTTGGTAATTGTTTTGATTTTCTAAATATTGTCATTATTTTAATTATTTATTTTTTATTTAAAATATTGTAACATCGTTTCTAGCAAAAATCATATATTCATCTTTTATTTCAACGTCATAGAATAAATGATAAGAATGATTTTCAACAATATAGTCATATATATATTTAAATTGCTCATTAAAAATTTTAATATAAAATTTTATATTAGGATATTTATAAAGAGAGCCACTTATTTTCCAACAAATATTTCTAAGAACTTCGAATTGTTCAAATAAATTTGTTTTTTTATAATTAATATCTTTAAATTCGTTATCTTTTAAATCAAAATAAATTTCATATTCATTATCATTTCTTTGAATGAAATATAAAACATATTCATTATTGTTTTTTGATATAAAGTAATATTTATCTATTTTATTTTCCATCATCCTGTTGATTCTATAAATTCAATATCTTTAATTGGTATTTTTCCAGGTATTTCATAACTTTTTGACCTTGCGCGATGTGTGTAACAATAAAATCCATCATTATCAGCACCTAATGAAACTCCGCTTGATTTAGATGTTTTTTCTGTAAATTCTTTAGGCTTTATCAGACCATTAATAAAACCGCCATTTCCATGTTTACTTAATTTATATGATGATCCAGATGTTAAATATTTTAATATTTCATTTTTAACTTCTTTAGAAATACTTTTAGAATTTATCAAAGCATCTTTAGTTTCGGAATATTTACTTTTATTTTCTATTAATATTTCTTTTTTAATAATATTTCTAATTAAATTTTCATTACAGAATTTTTTAGTCCCCCACAACTTGCACCAACCTTCAGGATTAATATTACCTTCAACCATTCCACACTGATTATTATTGTTTATATTAAACCATCCACAACTACTACACTTTTCATTTTTCATGGATGATTGATCAACATATTTAACATCTGACATAATTTGTTTTTCTGGCTGGCCATCAGTATCTTCTTTTAAAATATCATATATGATACTTTTTATAACACTTTCAGAAGTGTGTAATGCTTGTTGATATTCTAAAGGCTTTTTTTCTAAATATTTCTTAGAACCAACACCTTGTGGAACATTTACGTTCTTTTTTTCCATTGGAGATTGTAAATGTTTCAATTTTTCTGATTCTGGCGGATTTACACTGCCTGAATATTGCTGTATTGGTATTAATTCTTGTTTATTATTATGTTCTATCTCTAATTTATAATCTGGATCATTCCAAATATCAATATTTAATGCTTTTCCTAAATTTATTATAAAGTTTTTATAATCAGCTTGTGAAGGATATTTCCAAAAAGATATTATTTTTTTATTCATCCATATTCTACCATCATTAATAAATTCAGAGTCTCTTAATAAAATTAATTTTGGCGATAAATTATATTTATGTATGAGGTTAAGATGTGTTTCACTCTTATCACCAATAAATATCTTATCATTATAACCATTAATCATAGTAAATGGAATTGCATCAGCACTCTCCCAACTAGCTCTAGTACCATTAATATTAAATCCATCAGGACTTTCAGTAATATTATCTTTAATATTTAAATTATTATTTAAATTCAATATAGTTTCATTTTCACCCTTATCAGAAAACACTAATTTATTACTTGTAATAAACTTATCATTTTTAAATAGCTTACAATATTTATTACCTGTTCCTTTCTTTAAATAGGCAATTGTCATATGAGGAACATAATTCATATTTTTTTCATTATTTATATGTGGTAATTCATTTAAATATCTATGAAATCTTATTAAATTACGTGATTCAACAATAAAACTTAGTACATCATTATCATTATTTTCAAAACATTGTATTCCTTTTAATATTACAGTTATTGGTTCAATTTTTGTAATTGCTTTATATAATTCAAATATTTCATCAACACTAATATTATCAAAACCATAAGATAGTGTTACATGAGGATTTTGTTCAATCACTAAATCATTATTATCGCATAAATCATTTTTATTAATAAATGATGTTATCTTATTCCAATTTGGAATATCAAAATATAACATTAGAGCATTATATTCATATTTTGGATTATTATTTCTATCATCTTCATTTATTTTATTTTTATTCAAAATATTATAATAAAAATCATATAATTGTTTAATAGATACAGGGCCTTTTAATCCGTATAAATATTCATCATTTTTATATAATGTTCCAATATAACTATTTTTAAATTTTAAAGATTTGTCATATCTTAAATCATAATCAGGAAATTTTTTTTGTAGTTCAATTAATTTATTTTCATAATCAATATCATTACTTTCATCTTCATGTAATTGATTAGGAATATTTTTAGTTTCTTTATTTTCAGCAGGAATAGGTGTTAATATAAGATTGTTAACATCTCCTTGATTGCAAGCAGTCGATGTACCATCACCATTACCCCCAATAGTACATTTTTTCTTGACTGCAACTTCAACACTTCCTGGCATATAATATTTAATACGTTCACTAATATTATTAGTAATAGCATTAATTTTTTCTTCACCTAATTCGTATTCATCATTATTTGCATTACTTGCATGAGAATATTCTAAATCTTCACCAACAACAATATCTTTATTATTTTCTGGAATAGTATTATCAAATTCAGAAACTTTTTGTTGATCAATATTAAAACCCATATTATGATCAAATTGTGGAGCAACAAAATTTGTTAATTCATCTTCCTTATTTAAATCCATTAATTCATTAAGATCAATATTGACTTGTTGCTTATTTGGTTCTTGATACAATGTGATTTTTGCCATAAAATAAAATTATATATAATATTTTAATATAAATACTATATAATATTTGTTATAATAAAAAATCCTGAATCGTTAACATTTTCAGGATTTTCATTGTTTGTAGTTATATTGATGTTTATTTTTTCTGCAATTCTCTTATAATTTCAATCACAATTTGTTTTAAATATGCTCTATTTTCATTAAGCATCTTTTTTGTTATTTCAGTATTTTCAGTTAATACATCTTTTATTTTATTAACTGTATATAGCTCTAATACTGTTTCTTTTAATATTTCTTTAATACCAGCACCTAAGCTTTCATTTAAATTTGTTAATACCCTTTTTTCAACACTTTCAACAAACGCATTTTCATTTAATATTTGTTGTGATTGATTATTATTATTCATATTATTAGTATTTGCCAGTGGGTTAACTGTTGGATAATTAGGGTTCATCTTTTTTTGATGACTATTCATTCTTTCAATTTCATCATATAATCCTCTTTCCTTTTCTTCATTTAATTGATTTATTGATTCAACAGGAGGTTTATATGATGTTGGTGTGGTATTATTTGATAATGCTTGTGATAATGGCTTAGATGTTTCATTAACCGAAGAATTTATATGAACATTTAAATCAGGAGATAATGCCATTGCATTATACTTAGATTTTTCAACACCAGCAACATTATTTGCATTATGATCAACAGTTTTAATTGCAATAATTGCTTCATTTACCCTTCCTGTTTTAGTTGCTTCAATAATTTTATGTAACATCATATCTTTTGGTAATGATGCTTTTCCTTCTCCAGCTAAAGCTACTACTTCATCTCCACGTTCCTGTTTACGTGAATTTATTTCATTCTTAAGTTTATCTAAATTTAATCCTGCCATATTAGTATTATAAAATTTTATTATTTTTTATAAATAGTATGATTTTTATAAAAAATTTAAATTATTGCTTCATTTTATTCGCAAAATCTTTTCTTTGTTGATCTATCCATTTATTTGATAATTTAAACCCTTCCTGACCAGTATACTGATTAAATAACTGATATAAATTTCCCATTACATCATTAGGATTATATTTGTTTTTGTTGCGTTCATAGTCCAACATATATTCATTGTTTTTATTAACAACAATAAAGTCTTTAACAGATTTTTTATAATGTCTTCTTACTAGGTCATAAAGGTCAATTATCTTTTCTTTTGTTAATTCTTGTTTTTTTTGTATTTCTTTGCCTAATTGATCTTTATCACCAGTATCAACCTTTTGTATTGTTGCATCCGGTTCTGTAACCGAGTCTCTACCAATAAACTTTATATCAGTATCTGATGGCTGAATAGCAAAAATGATTTCACTCATCTGCTTATCATTTGGATTGTATTTTGGTCTAATTTTATTAGGGGTTGTGGCAAAATGCTTACCAGTAGGTAATAATGATGTAATCGAATCGACATAAAACAATCGCCAAGAGGGAAGAAGATCTTTATCTGGTCTAATAGGTCTTTTTAATCCTTTATTACTATCACTACTTCCAGCTTGTTGAAAAGCTCGTAAAACTAAATTTCCGGCAGTGCTAATTCCGATTGCATATGGTTCACAAGTTCTGTAACCTCTTGATATTGTGGCATCTCCATTGTAAAAAATATATATAACTTTCCTGTTTTTTATAGCATCAATAATATCATTTTGGCTCACACCTTCTGTAAGTAACATTCGAAAATCTTTTATATTTTCTTTAATGAAATTATTTTCGTTTAAATATGCTTCCATGTTTTTCTTCTTATTATTGAACCAATATGCATTCTATCAACACCATACTCTTTTCCTAAATCACTATAAGAATAATTCCCTGATGTATATTTCTCACGAATTTCTATAACTTGATTAATTGTTAATTTTGCTGATGGATTTTTTTCGCCAATATACATACCTTTACGTGATTCTGATGATTTTTTTATTGCATCATCTGACATTTTTTTCCCTCTATTTGCTTTACTTATTTTTCTTTTATGATCTTCAGTAAATTTAACACCAAGCATTTTTCCTTTAAGACTTTCACTTATTTTTTCTCTAACTTCAGGAGGTGTTACTTTTCCATAATTATGATTTCCTTTTCCTGATCTTAATTTACTTAATTTTTTCTTAGTTTCTTCACTATGTTTATAACCTAACGCATTTTTAGAACATGGTTGTAAGTTATAACCTTTATCTCTTATATATGATTGGTAATAATCAAGCCAGTATTGTTCTCTTTCGATTAATAAATCTTTGTTTTCAATAATATCAACAAACTCGATAATTTCAAAATAAAATGATTCTTCACCATATTCATTCCAACTATTTTGTAAATAACTATTAGCATGTTTATTATTAATCAATTCACTATAATGAGCATGTAACCTATTATAAAAGCATGATGCACTACCCACATATAACTTATTATTAACTTTATTAATAATAGCATATACACCAGATTTATTTTTTGTTTCTTTATCAAATAAAAACATAAAACTATCTTATTTTAAGCATTATTCAAATTATATTCATTGCCATCCTTAAATTTATTTTTCACCAGCATACTAGCACGAGCTTTTATATCAGCAGCATCACCTGTATTACCAGCACTATCAGGTGCATTTCCAATTGGCGAAATAGCTGCTTTATTACCAATATTATATTCATTTCCTTGCTTAAAAACATTTTTCGTCGTCTGCTGTACAGATAATATAGCACCTTGATCACTTAATTTTGACATAATTTTATATTTTTAATATTTATTATTATTTTTATTATAAATACTTTAAATAACGATTATTAATTATAATCCTTTATAGCAATATTTACGTAAGAAATGATATTAGGAACAATGTCCAATAATTTAATCTCATTTAAATTAAAAAATCCATAAGCTGAATGTTCTTCATTAAGTACAATATCATCATCATTACCATCAAACTTAGCTGCAAATAAATATTCTTTATTTATGTTTCTATCAAAACATATTTTCTCTTTAATTTTACTTATATTGATCTTTGTTTCCTCAAATATTTCACGTTTTACTGCTTCTAATGGAGTTTCATTCTCTTCAACAGATCCTCCAACTAATGCCCACTTTCCATTCATCCAACCAATATTTTCACTTCTTTTAAGTAACAATATTTTTCTATCATTATTAAATATAATAGCTATAGCGCAATCACTAATAGTATCTGGATTACATATTTCATCAACATTATTAATATTTTCATTTACATTATTGGATGTTGTACTAAAATTACCATTATTACCAGTAGCTGATTTTATTTGATTAGGATAAAAAGCAATAATTTCTTCTGTTCCATTTGATGTTTTACCAATAACACCATCGTATCCTTTCTTAATTAAATTAGTTCTTGTTGGTAACGATTTTTTATCATTATATATATCATAATAAAATGGATTTTTTATTGAAAGATAAACAGGCATTATATTTTGTTCTCCCCCTTTAAGAATTGCATAATAATTTGCATCATCTTTATTTCTTGAAAAATACATTCCGCTACCAAATTGTCCAGATGTTCTTTCAAACTCGCCAAACTCTTTGTTTGTTCCATGAAATACTTTTAAAGGTTTACCACTACCATCAACAACCTTAGATCCACTAAACCATTTTTTAAAATTAGGATTATCTAATATATTATTTTGATTATTACTATCCACATCTTCATGAATACTTCTACTAATATCATTATTAATCTTAAGATCTTTATTGACATTATTATCACTCATATCTTGTCTTATTTCCTTGCTTGTTTCAACAGATTTTCGTTCGGAATTTAATATACTATCTATCCAATTTTTCATCTCAAGACCACCAGATAATTGAAATTGCACTTCAGAATTTACAGTAGGGGAATAATGATCAAAGAAATTTTTTAGACGTTTAAGATTACTATAACTTATGCGTTTATTATTTAATAAATATTTAGCCCTTTTTATACCTTCATCATTCGGATTATTAATTAATACTTTATTAATATTATTTAATATTTTATCTGGAATAGTATATTCATTGCCATATAATTCAGAATTCATCGTTTTTTTATTTATATATTTATGCCAGAAAACTACGAAATATTCAGTCTCGTTGGTCAAATGGCACTGTTAATTATTGTATGTTAAACTTCCAAAGTTATAAATCTTTATAATCTGGCTTACAGGTAAAATTTTCTTGCAATTTTCAACCTTAATATAAGCTCCGCTATTTTGTATACCAATAACAACATATCTTTTGTTACATATCCAAATTAAGTCCTTTGGTTGTATTGCATATCTTTGTTTGCGTATAGAGGGTTTAAATCCCTTTCTGTTTAATTGAATTGCTCTATTATTTCTATGTTTTTGTTTAATATTAATTGATTTTATTCTTTCTTGTATTGATCCATTTGCAATGATAAAAGCATCGTTATTATGACTTTTATTTATTCCAAATTCTTGCCTTTTTAAAAAGGTTATGTAACCATAAGTAACTTTCAAATCAAGTATATCATTCCAAAACCTCTTACGGATGATTGACATAAACGTATTTGATTTATAAATTTTAGCAGGTTTTAGTTTTAATCCTTGTTTATGAAGTTTGGTATGACATTTTTCATGTAATAATGCAAGATTCTTTGCCCTATTTGATCCATTTTTGCTTCTTGGTTTACAGTGATGTATATGACTTGAGTTACCTTTTGTAAATTCTTTATTACATAACTGACACAATCCCTTTTCTCTAGCCATTAAATAACTTCTAACATTTTGATAATTATACATATTACCTTGTTGGTAATCAATTCCTGTTATTTCAGGATTTTCGATCTTTTGTATATCGAAATTAGCGGTCTCCATAATCACCTCTGCTATAGGTAATATAGATTTTAATTTTTTAATCAAAGATAAATGAGTATCATATCTTCTTTGGATTGATGGTGCTAACCAACCTTCTTTCTTCTTTCTATTTAAAAATTTTGGTTTTCTATACCATAGTTTATTTCTTCTATTTCTACGATACATTCTTCTCTCTGTCAATCTTTTAGATGTTTTATCATCTAAAACAAGAGTTCCAGAGATTAATTCAGATTTTTCACTAGTACAAGAGAAACCAATGTTGTTATAACCACTATCAATTCCTAACGTAACTGGTTGTACCTTGTTTTTACATTCAAATTTAAGTTTAATTGTAAACGGGTATAACTTAATTACACTTGCAGCATTTTTTTTCACTAATCTTTTAGATTTAGCATAACTACAAGGCATTAGTGGTTTGCCATTATAATTAATTACATACACAGTTGGTTTTAATGACCGTTCTGTATGTTGAACTTGATTCACATCGGGATTGTTAAAACAGGTTTTTGAGTCTACTACACTAAGAGTTTCCTCTTTGTTTAATAGTAAACCACAGTTGCTACGAACTTGTGAAGCATTCGTAGGTGTGTTCTTTTTAGTTCTCTGTTTTAACTGCTGCATTATTTTTTAATTTTTTGCCCCCTAATCAACCCGTTACCCTTAAACCTTACGGTTCAAGCCCCTTACTTCATTAGCTAAAGGGCGATTGACTTCAAGTAGATTCACTAATTTATTCAATTGAGTTTTATCGAATTTTTTATTAAGAACATCAGCAATATCCTTCAATTTTTTATCTAATACATCATTTCCAGTTGATTTTTCCTTATTAATTGATTTATCATCACTCTTTTCATCGGATATCTTATCTTCTTCAATTACATTAGAATCATCTTTTTCTTTATCTTCCATTACACTAAACCCAAGAAGTCCAGCATAATTTGACCTATAACTCTGATGCCCAACCATTTGTGTTTTATCTGATGTTGTATTTGCCATTGAATCCATGTTTCCATCATTATCTGGCATATCTTCTTTTCCTATGATATCTCCATTAGAATCAATGATCTCATTAACTATTTTGCGTAATAAATTTTCTTTCATTATGTGATTATTTTATATAAATAGTTAATTAATTACATTAACGAAATATAATTTCTATAATTGCTATAGTTATAGGAACTATAATTGAAGTAAATATTAATATCAATCGTTTATTATATTTCTCAATAAATCCACCTTTACTTATTTTTACTTTGGCTAATTCTGTTATGTTAGTACAATAATATGATGTTTTATTTATCCATTTAAAATCATCCATGAGTGTGTATGAACAAGGAATACTTTTAATATTAATAAAATTATCGATTTCTAATTCATTTAAACAATCAATCATTTCCAAATCATTATAATTTAAAAATATATTACAATACTTTTTATATTGTTCATGTGTTTCCCTATATTCAATATTATCGATTTCATATATTAAAATTTTTTCATCATTTAAACCTTTATTTTTTTCAAATAATAGTAATAAATTATTTAATATTCGATCTTTTATTTTTAGTTTTTTCCTTTTTTCTATAAAATATTTTTTTATATTGTGTATCGAAACACCAATATACTCAAAAAATGTAAATATTAAAACACATATTAATAATACCATTACGAACATATTCATTTTTCCTATAATTAATTATTTTATATATTATATTAAACAGGATGATAAGAAATATTATTATTAGCACAATATACTATATTTCTTAAAAGTTCCTCACATTCTTTTTCGCCAATATTTTTCAATTTATTATACCAAAATTCTTTCATTTCTTTTCGTGTATATTTTTTTGAATAATTTATATTCCTTTTAGAAGCAGAATTATATTGTTCTTCTATTAAATTATTAAATTTTAATTCACTTACTAGAAGTATTTCAAGATATTTAGTTTTTTTAATCATATGAATAATCCTCAAATTCCTCGATACTTTCATTTTCCTCATCGTCTTCCTCTAAACTATTATTATAATCTTCAATATAATCGTTAAATGCTTGTTTAGCCTTAGGAATTTTATTAATATCCTCGATAGTAAATTTTTCAGGTATTTTATATTCTAGCTTGAAGTCAATAAATAATTGTTCAATAGATTTTAATGTAACCTCTGTTTCATCAATTCCTTCATCTAATTTTAATCTTTTTAATTTAGCTTCATCAAGTACGCTTTGTTTTTCAAGTTCAATCTCGATTTCATGTTTAGGAATATCAACATTTTCTCTTATAATCTCAATAAATTGACCATTATAATGGCCTAAATGATAATTTTTCTTATTTTTAAATAATATTAAATCGTTATTATTAAGATTATCATTAATAGATTTTATTACTTGTGATTTATTTGATTCTTTCATTTTATTATTAAGATAATCCAATGCATGTTGATAGATTTCAGGATAAAGTTTATCATCATCATAAGTATCATAACCATCCCATATTTTATTAGGATTATATCCATAATTATTCCAGAATAATACTTCTTTATGTTCTAATTTCATTGATGGTTCATACTCATCATGATCAAAATTTTTTAATATTAATTGATCTTTAGTAAAATAATTTTTTACAAATTCAATCTTTTCAGTTTTATTACCATTAGCATCTTTCATTTTTTTCTTGATTGTTTGAACCAATATTTGATCTCTTATTTCAGGATCAAAACCCTCAAGGTAGATTTTAACCTTAGTATTAAAATTACTTAGATATTTTAAAACATTATAATTTCCAGTCATGTCAGGATTTTCATCCATTTCCTTATTAGAAATAAGTTTAGATGCATACATATCTTTGCCATTTATAGGATCTTTAATGATTTTAGAATCACCATCACCTTTTCTTGTGCCAATATTAATATAGTATAACATTGAATCTAAATCAGGTTCTAATGGCATTAAATCAGAAACATAATTTGTTATTTCTTCAATACTATAATCATCAATAGTTTTATTGATATTATTATTTTCAACATTAATATATTTATCAATATTATTCTTAAATAATTGAATTGCAGTATTATTTCTTTCTTCTATTAATAATTCCATGTGAGCTTGTTTACCCTTAGCTCTACCATTCTTGTCTTTACCTCTATTCTTATAATCAGTAATTGTACATTTAATCTTACTTTTACTAGCAATCTTTCTTAATGGTATTTTTTTATAAAAAATATCTTCAGCATAATTATGATAATAATCAACAAATTCATCACCTTTACCTTCAAGTATTAATCTCATACCTTTATTAATAAAATCTTCAATATATTCAGGCATTGTTTTACTTTTGATGCTATTACCAGTTAATTTGACTTTTGTTTCCATTAAACCAGTTTTTTTATTCTTTTTCTCATATAATAATGCATAATTAATACGTGAAAGATTCAAACAACTAAGGAATTCACCATCTTCGTCTACCGATATAAAATTAGTTTTACCTTGAGATTCATTAAAAATCTTTATTTCATGATTAAATTTAGCAATAATAGCAGAAACTCCTGTTTTACTACCATATTTCCAAGCTTCCTTAATTGGAATATAATTATCAATAAAAACATTACTTTTATCATTATCGACAATAATATTTGTTGTTTCAGGTATCATAAAGTTAATACCATCAGTAACAGCTAATAATGGTTGACAATTATATGGTTTAAACCAAGATATTGCATGTCTTAAATGTAGTCTGCCCACACATGTTATACGTGCAGCACAAACATTATCTGACCAGTTAAATGATATACCTGAGCCTAATGCACCAAACAAGGAGTTATTTAAAATTTTTATAGGTAATTGTTTAACTTTATAAATATTCCATTCTTCTGGCTTTATAGTTTTATTAACATATTTAATATGTGTTTCAGAATCAATTTCAGCCAATAATATTACTTCTTCTTCATCAAGATCAGTGCCATTAGCTAATTTTTTATAAATATTACGAGTCGTTGTTAAATATATTAATATTTTCTCAATAACACCTGAGATATCAAATACAGGAAAAACGCCTTCTGTTAATTGAATACTTGGATATAGTGAAGCATAGTCAATCTTAATAATATTCTTAGAATATCCCTTTTTATAACATCTTGTTAATCCACCAGAAAAATCTTCTTTTTTAACAATATATGGTATTGCAATTTTATTTTCATAACTCCATGCAGTTAATAATAAATTCCAAACAGCAGCAGTACCCATAACATTTGTTTTCTGAGCTGTTTCAGGTATTGTTTTACAAAGTAGAAATGTAGATTGATTATATAATTCATCTACTTGTTGTGTTTCCCATAAGTCATCTAATAAGTATTGTTTAACAATATCTTTACCTTTAATAAATTTAATTTTATTAGTTGGTAATGCACTAACTTTAAACCAATCAATAAAATTTTCATTATTTGTTAATAATTGTCCTTTAAATTTATTATATTCCTCAGTACTTATTTTAGATTTATTATTTTGAAGCAATAATAATTTATCTCCTAATATTTGATATTCATCAGGAATAATAACATATTCATTGATATTATTGATTAAAAATACCTTATTTTCTTTCCAAAATCTACCAATATTACCATCTTCACCATCAATATATGTACGATTAGGTTTAGCAATATTTTCAAATTTTGCAATATATTTTAATTTAGTGTTCTTAATTTCAGTATTTAATGCAGCAGTTTTTCTTGCACTATGATAAATATCAAATATAGTATATCCCCACATTTCAGTAGCAGTATACTTTTCCGCAGTATTACCAAACTTAACACTTGCATTATTCCTGCGCCAAATAGTTCTATTTTCATTTAAACTAGTTTTAATAGAATTTAAATCAAGTCCTAATATTGCTGCTCTTTCTAAAATAAATGGTACGTCAAAATCTTCTGAATTATAGCCACTTATAATAGCTGGCTTTAATTTATCAATAATCTCAAAAAAATCTTTTATTACTTTTCTTTCTGATTCTTCATCACCAATATTATCAACACTTAATATTGTTTCAAAACCTCTATTATCAGCAATACCAATTGCAAAAATTTGAGAAAAATTGGCTCTAAGTCCAGTTGTCTCTATATCGAAGATTAATCTATGAATATCTTTATATTCATTTAAACCTTTATAAAATCTTGTTTTTTTAGATATTAAAAATTGTTCATTTGTACTAACAGAATAGTATAAATCTCGATGTTCATATTGAACATTACCTCTATTATCTTTTACAGCTTTTCCTTTACGATCTGTTAATTTTTTACCAAGATCTAAGCCGCCATCTTTGAAAAATTCAAATATTGAATCATAAGAAATGGTGCTTTGAACTAAATAATTATATCCATTTTCAAGACGATCTTGATTTCCTGAATTTAATTTGGTGATACTCAGACCATATACTCCCATTTTAGAGCATTGTAATTGTTTATCACCATTATATAAAATAATATTATGCTTCTTTAAATCTTTAATAAAAAGAAATGGGATATATGAAATATCAACTAATTTTTTTGGTTGATTTTTTGGGTGTAAAACGCATTTGGCTATATTGTTCTTTTTACTTGTTTCAAGATTAACAAGATACTTGATATCATCATTTCTACCATCAAGAAATTGTTTAATTTCAGATATAATTTGGTTTTTATTATCAGACATTGTATATGGTTAAAATTTAATATGTAATTGTTGAGTACTTGGGTTTTTAGAAACTGCCATTAATTCATATTTAGATGGTATATTATTAATATAATTATATTCTTTATTTATATACTCTTTTTTTGCATTGTTATATTTTTCATCTAAACCAAAATCAAAATTATTGCTTATAATTATTTTTTTACATGGTTCACAACAACCACAAGGTTCAAATATAATATTATTATTTATATTACTGATTATTTTAGGATTTTCACAAGAAAAAGTTAAATTTCTATAATTTAACGGTAATTCATTTAATATATCATGTTTAAAATTTTTTCTTAATGGAAATTTCAAAGGTATTAAATTATTGGTAATTTCTTGATATGATTTATATATATTTTTTATTTCTTTTAAATATGAAATAGCATCATCATTGCCAACATATGCTATTTGTACTTCATCATAATTTCTATCTATTGAAAATAATATACCTAATAACCATATTGGAACTTGTACAAATGTTAATTCATTAGTACCACTTAAATGAATATTTATTTTAATCGTATATTCAATTGGCTTTATATTATCTTTAAATTCAATATTAAATTGATTCCATAATAAATTTATTTGTTGTTTTTCAATAGATGATTTATCCATATTATTTTCAATTTCAAAATAAAGAGGTTTAACAATATTACCATCCTTTAAATTCTTCCAAATCAAATATGTGGAATCTAATCCTCCTGAAAATAATACAATGACTTTTTTTGACATAATATACTATATATTAGTTATAACTAGCTTTTTTGTTTTTTTGTTAAATGTATATAATTTTTTGTTAAATTCAAATTTATTTAACAACATTATTTTATCGAGGTTGTCTGGAGGAAAAATATTGGAAAAGAATAATGCACAAATTATGCTATTACATATAATTTTTACAGAGTTTCCATGATCTGTATAAGAAATATTCATATCATAATACTTATTAACATCTATTTCTTTATCATATAAATTATTATAAATTTCTATTATTACATCAATACAATATTCATGTAGTTTATCAAAAAAGTCATCTGTCCATATTTCTTCGCTGATAAATAATTCATGTAACAATATGTTCCTGAGTATGTTTTCTTCAACTTCTTTTTCTAAAATTTCTTTCATGATAAATTATTTTTTATGCTTTTCTTTAATTATTTTGATAATATCATTTAAATAATTTTCATTAACATCAGATTTATAATCTTCGTTATCAAAAACTTTTTTCATATTATTTTCTCTAGCCTCTAATCTAGCAAATACATATTCATCTATTGTATTTTTTACAACAAATGGATATATCATAACATGTTCATATTGGCCTATTCTCCATACACGGGACTGTGACTGGTCGTACTCCGCATAACTAAAAGGTAATGTTAATAAACTCATCTTATTAGCAGCATGGAGAGTTATACCATAGTTTCCAGAGCCAAAAGTAGTTAGAAATATTTTTTTATTACTACTCTTATCTTGAAATTCTTTTATTATTTCAGCTCGCTCTTCTATAGATTGATCACCTGTATGTAGCGCAACAATATCTTTATATCTATTTTTTAAGTCTAATAGCGAGGCTTTAAAAACGTCAAAAATAACGATCTTATCCTGATTTTCTAAAACAATGTCAATTAATTCACATATAGCTTTAATTTTAACATTCGATAAAAATTGTCTAAGTCTTAACATCACTGTTAAAGGATTTGTTACTGTTTCATTAAAAAATTCATTTGCAATGCCTTCTTCAAGTTCATTATATATTTTTTGATCTTTATCATCTAATTCTAATAAAATTTTTTGTATCTGTTTTTCCGGCATTTGAACAACATTTTCGAGTTTTTTTCTAAAACAATATGGTTCAATTTTATAATACAATTCTTCATATTTAACTTCTTCGGGATTTATTACATAGCCATATCCACCTATATTGTATTGTAAACCACAGTAATGACTAAAGAAATATGATTTATTTGGGAAGTCTAATGGAGATATTAAATTTAATACTGTATATAAGTTACTTATTTCATTTGTTACTGGAGTACCGCTAAGAAAATAAAAATGTCTTTCTTTATTAAAAAATAAATCATCATTAAAAACTTTTTTAAAATTTTTATATGTATTATTTTTTGTATGCTGAAGTTTTTGACATTCATCTAATACTAAAGCATTTATGTTTCTTATGCCTAATTTTTCCCATTTCATATATGTTTTTTCTTTATTTGAAATGTTGAAAAATTCGTAATTTATTATTATATATTTGGCTTGTTCGATAGTATATTGATTATTTTTCCATCCAACAATATGTGCAGTACTATTTGTGAACTTCTGAATTTCCTGTAAATAGTTAAATTTCAATGAGTTAGGTGTAAGTACGATAACCTTCTCATATTGGTTCATTTCACATAATGTAATTGACACGAGGCTTTTTCCCGTCCCCATAGAGAGTGCATATAGTACATTATTTACTTTTTGTCCGAACATCACCGCTGAAATCTGGTGTGCATAAAGCTTTGTACCTTCCTTTAAATTTTTATGAACAATCTCACTATATTTCTCATAATTAACATCCAAATCAGCTTTAAATTCAAGCCATTCTTTCTTATTTCTTTCAAGTTCTTCAATTTTACGTTGTTTTTCTTGTTCTTCGACTAATATTTTATTAACATTATCCTTAAATATTTCTTTAGCGTTTTCACCAATAAATTCAAATTTGATTTTATTTGAACCTTTATATATAAGTATAAGATTATATAAAGTATAAGTTTTTAAAATCCAAATATTATTTTTAAATTCTCTTTCTTCACGAGAAAAACTCTTAATTCTCTCAATTAACTGCGTATTATATAAAAATGTAATACCATATTTCTGAGCACGTCCTAGCTTTTGACAATTTACAATAAATTTATCCATAGTAAAAATAAAATACAAATTTATAACATTTTTTTTTAAAAACAAACAAAAATTAAATTGTATCCATGTATTTATATAAAATATTTACAATAATGAAAAAATGGACATATTTGGCATGTAAGAAAGAAGCTTTAAAATTTAAGACGAGATCAGAATTTAATCTAAATTCAGGAAGTGCATATAATGCAGCTAAAAGAAATAAATGGTTTAATGAAATTTGTTCACACATGATATCAACAAAAAAACCTATGAAATATTGGACATTTGAAAAATGCAAGGAAGAAGCATTAAAATATTCAACAAAAAAAGATTTCCGGCAATATTCTAGTAGTGCATATCAAATATCTAAAAGACAAAAATATATAAAAATTATTTGTCAGCATATGATTCCATTAGGTAATATTAAAGAAAAAATTGTTTATATATATGAATTTGCTGATAATCATGCATATGTTGGAATTACATGTAATTCAAATAAAAGACATTCGGAACATATCACCGATAGTAAAAGTCCTGTTTATAAACATATAAATAAAACAAACTTAATTCCAATTAAAAAAATATTATCTAATGGCTATATTAATTATATAGAAGCACAAAAATTAGAATCATTTTATGTTAGTAAATATAAAAATGATAAATGGATAATTCTAAATAAAAAAAAGACGGGAGCATTAGGTGGTAATAAAGTATATTGGACATTTGAAAGATGTCAAGAAGAAACCTTAAAATATACTAAAAAAAGTGAATTTAGATTTAATTGTCCAAGTGCTTATAATGTTATATTAAAAAATAATTGGTTAAATGAATTATGCTCGCATATGATTAGTCTACAAAAACCAACTGGATATTGGAGTTTTGAAAGATGTCAAGAAGAAGCATTAAAATATAATACTAAAAAAGATTTTAATAAAAATTCATGCAGTGCATATGGTGCTGCAAGTAAAAATAAATGGATTAGAATTATTTGTTCACATATGCATCGGCCTTAAATAACATCCGTTTTTGTTAACGTATCACTTACTACAACAATTATTTTATCATCAACAGGTAATTTTAATTTTCCAGTAGGGCAAGCACCTCCGAGAAAATCAATTACAAATTCAGCCTCGTAATCGCCTACTTTATTAGTATCTTTAGTTCTAAACTGGTAATATATATTATATTTTTTAAATTCCGTAAAGCTTTTATTAGGTGTCTCAATATTTAATTTTGCTGGTACATTAGCAATTTTATATATTCCTGTTTCACTATTAATCATAGAAAAAGTGATTGCACAATTTTCTAACATATCATCAGTAATATTATATCGATTTAAAATATTATCAGATAATTCAAATATTAATAATGGTAAAGAGCTATTTTTTTTAATAAAGAATGTCATAATATATTATATTAAATTTGTTATCCTGTTATTGTTGATTTTGTTGTCCAAACACCCGATATTCTTCTTTGAATTAATAAATTACTTCCACTTACATCGAATCTCCAGCTATTATCAGTATTTTTATCGCCAAGATAAATAAAATTATCTATGCCATTAACAATTTCAAGAGTACCATTTATTTTTAATCTATTATTATCAAATTCACCATAGAATAATGGAGTACAAGTATTTGAATTACTTATAATTAATTTATTAGACCCTGTTTCGAAATATCCTGCTCTATATCCAAGCATAACATTTGATGATCCCACATTACAATAGCCAGCAGCACACCCAATCATAACATTTGATGATCCATTATTAAAATATCCAGCACAAGAGCCAACGCCAATGTTATCAATGCCAGTAATATTGCTAAAAAATGATTGTACTCCCATACCTATATTACCGCATCCTGTTGTATTAGAATTAAGTGCATATAATCCATGTGCAATATTACTATTACCAATATTATTTTCAAGCGCAAAATTTCCAATACTAATATTAGATCCACCACAAGTATTTAAATGTAATGAAAAAACTCCAACACCAATATTATTATTACCACATGTATTATTATATAATGCTTGATAACCCACTGAAACATTATTAGAACCACAAGTATTGTTACGTAATGCTTGTGTACCATTAGCAACATTATTATTACCTATATCATTTTGAGTTAATGCTTGAAAACCATTAGCAACATTATTACAACCATTAGTGGTGATATTACTACCAGCACAAACGCCATAAAATGTATTACAATTAATAGTAGATGCACTTAAAACAGTTCCACATCCAATAATAGTTGAGCCATTTAATAAATTAGACCAGCCTAAATTTATTTGCGGTACTATTTTAACTTTTTTATCAGCATTATTCCATACTAATATATTATCAGATGCTATTCCACATTGTGGTGTACAAGCAATAGCAAGATTTCCAGTTATTAAATGGCAACCATAATTATATGAAGATAAACTATTTAAACAAAAATTATTTAATGATAATGCTGTAATATGAGATCCTTGTGCAGCAGGAGTGTTATCAAATAAACAAACATTACTTGAGTTTAATATTGCTCTATTATTAGAATAACAAATAATACTATCATTAGAATTTATAATAGCACCTCTACTAATACATCCTATAGTATTACAACATCCATTTAATATTGTTCTATAATTATGATTTAAATCAGGTGTACCATTATGAGTTAATGAATTATTAAAACCAAATACAAAATCATAATTTGAGGAAGTTGTTGACAAATTACAAATTTGATTTGAAGATCCAATATTTAAGCTATAATTTGTTTTATCGCTAACAAGACCATCACCAATACTTAAATTAAGATTAGCACAAGTAGAATTTAATGATCCAGCACCACCAACAAGTATTGAACAATTAGTATGTGATTGATAAGTATTACCAATTGTCATTGTTGTACCGCTACAGACATAATTAAATTTAGTATCTGCACCAAAAGTATTATTTTTATTAAATTGTATATTATTATTAATACCAGCAGGAAATCCTCCGCCACCACCAACACTATTAACATTTAATCTTTTTACTTTTCTATCTGTTGGGTTCCATGATAATAAGTAATCATTAGATGTACTACCTGATAATGGAGTGCAAATTAAAGCAAGATTTCCAGTAAATAAATGACAAGAATAATTAGTTAATGCTGGTAATGAATTACTATTAAAACAAACTGTTGATGCAAATGTAGAATAATTATAGCATCCACTACTTCCTGTTATATTATTACAAACACTACTTATTAAACTAATATTATTACCACAAGTAATGTTATTCTTTACACCAAATATTGTTATAGCATTAGATGGCGCATTAATTACATTACAAACCCCAAAAACAGTATTACACGCAGTAAGTCCACAAATATTATTTGTTTCACCAAATATAAAATTATCTCTAGCAGTACCAACACTATTATTTATTAATGAATTTCCACATCCAACAACATTATATAATATTTGTCTACAAATAATATTATTAGCACCTATTGATATTCCATATGATGCATTATTTAAACTTCCTGTCCCATTAAATACATTATTGCAACTATTAAGACTATTACTTGGCGTACCAAGAAACATATTACTATTACCACTAAAACTAAATGGTGCTGTTACATTAGTAATATTAGAATTACCACAAATTGTTGCACATCCAATACCTAAATTATTATTACCATGTATGCTAGATTTATTTATGATATTATTAGTTCCAATACTTGATGTAGCTCCATTAGCTATTGTTAATGTGCAACCAGTACTATCATATTTAAAATTGGAATTTGCACCAAATACACCATTATTATTATACTGTATTTGTTGATTAGAGCCAGCAACATTTGCTGTAACTGTTGCACCAGAAATATATATGTTTCCAGGATCATTAATAATCTTTATTAATTGAGAATTTGATGAAGATATTGACTTAAATGTTAGTGTTGTACCTGATTTAACTGAAAATACTCCTGCTCCTAGCACAGATCCTCTATTTCCACCATTAGTTATATCGCCAGAACCGGCACCAACCGTTGCACCAGAAATAATAATACTATTTCCATTAGTTATTAATTTAGTACTACCACTTGCAACAAGTGTTCTAAAATTTAATTTTACACCATTTGTTACATTTGAAAATACTTGATTACCATTTCCAAGATTAGCACCACTAATACCTGTTTGGGTTAGATCTATATTTGAACGAGTCTTCATCGGATAAACTATTTAATTTTTATATAAATAGTTTAAATATTTATTGATATGATATAATTAATAAATTATATAATATTAACAGTAATATCTTTTAAATCAAATGTAGAATATATGAAAATTTGTTTATATTGGTTCAAACCACTGTGATTATATGACCAATCAAAATTTAAACTACGATCTTCGCCATAAAATGTAACAATACTTGGAATTATATCTAAATCATGATTTAATAAAGTTCCATTTTTACTTAAATCTGTTCTTAATGTATGAACTATTGATTTCCAAGTACCAAATCCTTTATTATCTGTTGTTAATACATAACCATTATTTTGACTACCATCAACTAGTCTAAATCCAGTTGTTTTTCCTGTTGTAAATATATCCAATAATGCCTGTGGACTTTTATTATTAATACCTAATTTAATACTATTATTAATATTAAATGATTTAGAATCTTCTGATAATCTTAATGTAGTATTTAATATTTGTTCAGTATTTTTAGTATATTTATTAAAAATATTTTTTGTATTACCAGTATAATTATTAAATAATATTGTTTTAACATAACCGAAATCATTTGATACATCTAACTTACCAAGAATATTAATATTACCATATATGTTTGTAGTACCAGATAAATTTAAAATATCATTATTCTCTTGCTTAAACCAAGTATTATTTAAACTTTCAACTATTTTCATTTTATGCTAAATTTTTATATAAATACTAAAATCAATTATTGCTTATCAATAGAAGCAATAATTTCATTTATATCAAAAATATTTATACTTTCGTACGGAAATTGAAAAGGCATATTGCCTGTAAAATCAAATTGCTCAAGAAATGAAGCAGCTTCATAATTATATATTTCTTTTGATTTGGGTAAAATATTATCATGTATATCATAACCAAAAACTTTTGGAGAAGATGATATCCAACAAACAGTAGATTTTTTATTTAATGCAGCAAATGCATGATTCAAGAATGAATCAATAAGAAGAGATTTATTAATAAAAGGTATTACATGAAATAATTCTAATATTGGTAAACTTAACCATTCAGTATTTTCTAATTTAGGTTGATTTTCATGTCTTAAATGCAAAACTCTATAACCCTTATTATGATAATAATTAGCTATTTGCTGCGCTTGCTGAATTGGGATGTCTCTTGCCCAAGATTTTTTTGATATTTGATTTTGTGCTCCGCCATTTGATTGAACCATGAACAATTTTTGACTATTTGGTTTAAGCTTATCAATAACCATTTCAGTCATTCTTGGATTTAATATTAATTCAGGGTATATATTATCATTTTTTATATCATACAAATCACACCAAGTTTTAGTTAAATGTTTTTGTCTTAATAAATATGATTCTGCCTGATATGGCTCTAATATAAACATTTTAACATCTTTATCTTTAATAAATTCGTCGAAAAAATACGGAGTTTGTCCATACAAAAATGTCCTATAAATATTTTTATTATATATAAAAGGTGCATCATAACCTGAAACAACAATAATTTTTCTATCTTTTTCATTATTATTATCGAAATGATTCCTCATAGCCCTTATTACAGATGTGCTTAAAATAGATTTACCACAACCTCCTGATACGCTTATAATTGCATATTTTTCGCCCATATCATTTATAAAATTTTATAATTTATTATAAATAGTATAAAAATCTATAAAAACAATATTATTATAAAAAATTTATAGTAACTTATTTATTTAGTATTTATAATAAAAATATTAAAATAATACTATATTAATATGACAATTTTCACCACTAAAATCTCACTAAAAAATGATAAATATTATCAATTAACAGGTGATACATTATCATTATCAGGCACAACATTTATAGGAAAAGCACAATATATTAAAGATGCTAGTTCAACATATAATAATAGATCTTTAATTGATAAAGGGTATTTAGATTATAGATTTTTACATCTTACTGGAAGTTCAAGCACATTGGTTAGTGGTGCCACAAATGGTTTAACATTATTGAATAAAACAGTATTATTAGGTGGATCATTAAATAATAATACTGATATTGATACAAATAGTAATACTTTTAGATTAGGTGAATTATCTACTTTTGGGCCATTATTATCTATTGATCCATCAAATTTCAGCTTAACAAATTTTTATAATGGAACAGATTCTTCAACAATAGAGACGAATAATTCGTCATTATATTTAACCACATCTCAGACAGGAAAAACTGCTACATATATTTTAAATCAAAATGGCTTAGAAGCAGCAAATAATTATTTTTCAGGTAATACAAATAATCCTCGTTGGATAGCAGATAAGGAATATATTGATACACATAGTATTAATGGTATTATTTTTAATAATGGCATAATAAAAAATAATAATATTATTAGTTTAGGTGGTTCACTAACAGGTAATACACATATTAATCTTAATAATAATAGCATAATATTTAATAACGGTAGAGTTATTTCTAGCGGTAACACAAGTCAAGGCTTTGATAGTTATAATAGTTATAAAATAAGTGGCGTTACCGTATTTGATGTTAATAGAAATAACTTTTCTAATCTTAAAATAGGTCAAAATACATTAAAAAATAATACTACTGGCTGTCATAATATTGGGTTAGGTTTTTGTTTTCCAATTGCGGGATTTTCAACATTAGGATGTAATACAATAGGATGTGAAAATATTGCTATTGGTTATTCTACGTTAGGTATGAATACCTCAGGATGTAATAATATTGCAAGCGGTTATTTAACATTATTTAATAACACTACTGGCTGCAATAATATTGCAAATGGCTACTCAGCATTAGGTAATAACACAATAGGAAATAATAATGTTAGTATTGGGTATAATTCAGGGGTAAATAACATATCTGGTTCATCAAATATTTTTATAGGCTCATATGCTGGATATTATGAAACAGGAAATAATACATTATATATTGATAATATTGATAGAACAAGTTTAGCATTAGGAAAAACAAATTCACTATTATATGGAATAGCAAATATATTACCAAGTGCTCAAACATTAACAACAAACAGTAAATTTACTGCAACATATGGTATAAATATTCCAACAGGTAATACATATACTATTGGTAATAATAATATACAAAATCATTATAAACATACCACTATTACCGGTGGAGTAACATTAACGGGGAATGAATATGTTATTTATGGTAATAATTCAGCATTAGCATATACAATAAATTTACCATTAAATCCTATTGATGAGACAGCATTTAAAATTAAAGATATTGGAGGTAATGCTCTTGTTAATAATATTACAATTAGTGGTAACACAAGAAATATTGATGGATCAAGTACATCATTAATAAATACAAATTATGGTGCTGTCGAACTAATATTTAATAAAACAACAAATAAGTGGTATACATTAAGTTCAATAAACTAATATATAATGGGTTTCGAAAGTAAAATTTTATTAGATAATACCAAAGTTCATCAATTTTCAGGTAATACATTAACATTATCGGGTAATACGTTTGTGCATAATTTACAATATTTAACTGATAATAGTTCAAATTATAATAAATTATCAGTTCCTGATGTTAATTTTATTACTGGAAATACTAGTAATCTATTAAATAAAATAAATATTTTAAGCGGTGCAACTGGTTATTTATCTGCTGGTGTTATTGGAAATAATGATCCTATACTAATCAATAATAATGGAACTGCTACAATAAGTTCAGTACAAGCATTATTATATACCACTTCTGGTTATACTGGTTATTTGCATCTATATAATATTAGCGGTAGTACATTTACATTTATTGATGGTAATGAAGAATATGTTGCTATTAAATATAATAATGGCAATCCAATAATGTATAAAGAAACTGTTGGTACTAATATTAATAATAGTAATATTATACCTTTATTTGCTTGTTGGAGACAAGGAACAACTATACATTCATTAAATTTCGACAGACTTGGTTTAGGTTTATCAAATAAACTTCAAGATGCTGAATATCATAAAGCAAAATATGTTAGAAGTAGTGATGGTGGTTTAATTATTACTGAATCATCAAGTCCTGCTAACAGAACCGTTATTGTTAGTAGTTCTTTAGTTTATACTGGTGCTATTGTGCAAACAGTATTAGGATTTAATAGTAGTACAGATATTTTAACTGAATCAACAATAACAAGTGGTATTTGGTCATATAATAATGTATCTGTTTATAATAATACACAATATAATCCACCAACAGGGCCAATCTCATTAACTGGTAATAAATGGGGTGTTAGATGGTTTTATAGAAGTATCGGTGATGTTAAACAAGTATTTTATGTACTAGGAGACTCACAATATAATAATCAAGCAGATGCTGAATTAGCAACTGAAAGAACTGATTTACCAATATTAATTAAGAATCATTGTACACTTGTTGGTAGAGCAATAATTCAGAATACATCAGCAACGGGATTTATGGAATCTGCTTTTATAAGAACATTTGCTACATCACAAGTAATAAATCATAACGATACTGGTAATAAACAAGGCGGAAATCAATCAGATCAATTTTATCATTTAACACAAACTAATTATTTAAATCTAACTGGAACTACAAGTAATGTACAAAATCAAATTAATCATATTAGTGGTGTTACTAATACTAAATTAAATACAACATTATTTAATACATATACAGGTAATACTCAGACAGTATTAAACAATAAAATGAATATTGTTACTGGTGCAACACAAAACAATGTAGCAGTATTTAATGGAAGTGGTTCTGTTATTGATTCTGGAATTAACAAAGCATTAATATATGCAGGACTTGTGATGTAATAATATAAAATTTTATAAAAACTATTTATAGAAAATTAAGATAATATAATAAATTTTTCATGGATATTCAAATTGGTCAATACAAGCAAACAGGTTATGTTTTTAATAGTAATTCAAGAATAATAAATGTTTTTGGATTTCCATTTCTTTTTGATCAATCAGTATTAAAATTAGTTGCTAATCAAACAGGTTTAAATAATAATAATATTGGTTACGTTATTGGTGCTCCTACATTATGGAATGCTACAATTACAGGATCTACACCAACAACAACTTTAACTGCTGGAAATCCAACTGCTGGTGGATCTGTTACAACAGGTAAACACTTATATGCAACTACTTATCTATATAGCACTGGCGACGAAACACTAGCAAGTAGACCATCAAATCTTATTAATATTACAGGTGCAAGTAAAACAGTATTATTAAGTAATATACCAACAGGTAATACACAAGTAATTGCTCGTAACATTTATAGAACTCCTGCTTTTACTGGAACTACAAGTAATAATTATTTATTATTAACAACAATTAATAATATTACAGGAACTACATTTAGTGACACTATTGCTGATGCAAGCTTAACCACAAGTATACCAACAACAACAAATGTTTATGATATAAAATATTTTAATACATTACCCACACTTAATGCTAATGATAAAATATTTATAAGGGTTGAAATTCCTGATGAAACAATTGATTATGGTCTTAACGCTGATAAAATTATTAATCAAAATCCTGAATGGAGTCACTACATAGATCAAAATGAACCTATAGACTACACAAATCAAGCATCAGGCACAACAAGGGATGTATTATATACTGCTGGATTTACAAATTGGTTTGCTGGACTTGTTAGTAGTGCTGGAGCATCAACAAGTATGATTGTTACATTACAAGTACCATTAAAAAGCACATGTGTGGATTCTGATGACGTGAATTGGAAAGACATAACCTTTGATCTTACTGGACAATCACCAATAACTATTGGAAATGGAACAGCTCAGTCATATTATTGGATATGGAATTCGTTTCCTATTGAACGTCTAATGATAAAAGTAGTATGGAGTGGAGCTGCCTCAAATACATTAACATTTAGTTATAAATTAACTAATTAAAATAACATCGTCCGTATCAACAATATCATAATATATATTTAAATATATTATATTTATAAAGTTACCTTTATTGGGTTCACTGCAAAACCCTCTATCCCATCAACGAATGCTTTTGGAACTGCTTTTCTTAAAATATTATAACTTCCATTTACATCAGAGTTTATTATAATATTATTGTTATTTATTTTATATAATCCCCTTTTTATTCTTTCCCCACTAAATTCAACTTTATTAGTGCTTTCTTTACCATTATAAACAGGTATTTTATCTAAATTAATAAACGATGATTTACTTGTATAAGATTCTTCTTGGAATAAAACCTTAATTCCTTTACATAAGGCTTTATATTGTATCATTTTTATTAATCTATTAAAAGGAATATTAACAAATTTTTGATTATTTTTCTTTCCCATATTACATTCCAATTTCCAATATGGATTATGACCGATAATAATTGTATTAATATTATTAAGAATACAGTTATCAATTAATAATTTAGATGACTTGTGAAAATAATCATTAATTTTATTTATTCTTTTATAATTTAATCTTTTTAATCGTTTAGAACTAAATAATTTATTATCTTTTATTAACTGAGATTTTAAATTAGCTTGTTTTTTATTATAATATTGATTTAGTGCTTTTATTGGTCTACCATTAATGATTAAAGGTATTATGCCTTTATCATTTGAAGTTATAGTCATCAAGTTATTTACACCAAGATCAATAGAATAATATCTATTATTGTCTTCCTTTAAGAAAATGTTCTCTTTTTCATACATTATATTTATTTTAAATTTATTATAATATGGTATTAAATATGCTTCAATAATTCTATTTTCTTTATGTTGAAAATTAATTTTCATTTTTAAACCAGATAATCCTATTTTACCTGTTATATTTAAATTTTTTCTTAATACTGCATAATCAGTAAATATTGCAGTAAAATATTTTTGTTCTTTTTTAAGATATTTAGGCAAATTAGGTCTTCCTGTATATTTAAATGGTGATTTTTTATAATCTTTAATAGTTACAAAAAATCCATTCCAATTAGCATCAAGTGTTCTAATTACTCCTCTGGCAACTCTACATGGTAAACACTTGTATTCATCTAGATCTTTACATATTGTAAATAAGGTATATTTAGACAAATAATTTTTATTATTAATAAATTCTTGTCTAATAATATAATTAACTTTATTATATAAATTTCTTGTTTTATTAGTTATTTCTAATAACTCAGGTGTTGCATTTACAATATGTGATTCAATATAATTCAATTTTTATATATTGTGTTATAATATCTACTCAAACATAAATACTAGAAATTTATAAAAATATAAAAAAATAATTATTAACATTAACTATTTATAATAGAAAATATATAATATAAATGATAATTCAAACAACCCCTACGCCTCCCGAAAATATTACATTTGCTGATTCTCCAGGAACAGATGCTTTTGGGCGTGTTAGAGTTTCAAATCCAACAACATTAATAGATACAGTATTCCAATATGGCTTAAATCCATTATATTGGCAGAGTTCAACATCTATTGGCGGTAGTATTACACATTCACCAAATGATAGTGGTGTTATATTATCAGGGACTACAGCATCTGGTTCAACAGCTATTCGTCAAACATTTGAATATTATAGATATCAACCTGGAAGATCACAACAAGTATTAATGACAGGTGTAATGGGTGCTAAAAAAACTAATGTTAGACAAAGATTAGGACTATTTGATGCTAATAATGGATTATTTTTTGAACAAGATGGTACTAATCTAAAAGTCGTTCGTAGAACTAAAACAAGCGGTGCAGTAGCTGATAATCCAATAAATCAATCAGTATGGAATATAGATAGACTTGATGGTACTGGTAAATCAGGTATTTTATTAGATATGTCCAAAACACAAATATTTGTTATTGATTTCGAATGGCTTGGCGTTGGTAGAGTTAGATTTGGTTTTAATATAAACGGTATAACTTATTATTGTCATCAAATGTTTAATGCCAATAATCTTACTACTGTTTATATGCAAACAGCTAATTTGCCATTACGCTATGAGTTACAAAACACTGCTGTAACAGTTACACCAACCAGAATGTTACAATTATGTTCTGTTGTTACTTCTGAAGGTGGTAATAAAGACGAATATGGACTAGTACATACAGCAAATAATGCAACAACATCAATTTCAGTTACAACAAGAAGAGCAATATTGAGTATTAGACCTAAAGCAACATTTAATAGCATTGTTAACAGAGGTTTAATTAGACCTGAATCATATAACATATTTCCTGATGCAACTATTTTTTATGAAATTGTTTATAATGGAGCATTAGGGGGAACACCAGTTTGGAATTCAGTAGGAGCGAACTCTATTGTAGAATTTGATGTTGCTGGAACAACAGTTACTGGTGGTGAAATTATTTATTCTGGTTATATACCTGCAATAGGTGGTTTTAGAGATTCATTTACAAATACTGTTAGTAATAGAAAACCTTTATCATTAGATATTAATGGAGCTAACCCAACAATATTAAGTATTGTTATAACAGCTACTGGTGGAGCTGCTAATACTTTCGGATCATTTAGTTTTAGAGAATTATATTAATATAATATGTCAAAAATATTTGAAACTAATTTCGAGCAGGGAAGTTTAATTGAGAAGGTTTCTGGTAAACCACTAACTACTTTTTGGACACCAACAATTAAACAAACTGAAAAAGGGTTAAGTTCTGCTAGTGGTGGCTATGCAACAGGTATAAATTTAGGAACAAATAATTTTAGTTATATTGTTACTATTAAACCAAAAAATATAATAAACAACACTTATGTTTTACTTGATAATTTTGATAATGCTTCTCATGGGTTACTTATAGGATTTTATAACATCGGTAATACGTCTTATTTATTCTATCAATATGGAGGAGGTGGTTCATATACTTTTACTATTCCGGGATATAATATGATGAATAAATGGACATTCTTAAAAATAACTAGAATAAACAATTTTATTAAGTTTGATATTAATAACGGTAAAATAGTATCAACAAGTAATCAAGCAGCATATTTTGCAGGACAAACAAATAGTTTTATTTTAGGTGGACAAAATGTATCTTCTGCTTTTAGGTTTTATGGTTTTTGTAATAAAGCTATATTATATAATCATATACTTTCACAAAAAGAGATTAATGATAAGTATATTCAGTTTCTCAATTCTAAACCAACAGCCAAACCAGTTATATTTAATCCAAACTTATCTATTTTAAAACCAAATGAAGTAAAAGATAATGGATTAATTGCAGCATATAATTTTAATCCTGTTGGTAATAAAATAGTTAATATTGCATATGATAATCCAGCCAATGGAAATAATGCAAGACAATATGATGGAACAATAGTAAAAAAATGTCTTATTACTAATAATGGACTTAAAATTGGTGGTCAAGTAACATACGCAAATAGGCTAAATTTAGGATCTGCTAATTTTACTATATGTACAATTTTAAAAATAGATTCAGGATATAGGTTTGATATGGGTTCAAATGCAACCGTAGAAAGTTTTCTAATGTATTTTGATTATACAAGAATTAATAATGATGCTGGTACTAATTTATTTAGCGGTTCAGCTTTACCTACGAATTCAACAGTAACAGTTGTTTTTACTAGAGTTGGAAATGTATTTAATCAATACATAAATGGTATTTTACAGGTAGGAACAGTAAATAGTTTAGCTGGTGGTAATATATCATTTACAAACATGCTGTTAAATAATAATAATATTTTATGTGCTACTTTTATTGATTTAAAAATTTATAATAAAGTCTTATCAGATCAACAAATTAAAAATTATCATAATCAATGGGCTTCGAAAGAAGTATTATATGAAGACTTTTCACAATATACAGTAAATAGTTTTATTTAACATGAAAAATAATATAAAGAAAACAATATGTCTGGAATAGGAAATTGGTTTAAAAAATCAGGTACTTGGTCTATTACTGAACAAACAATAAATAATAATATTCAAATTATATTAGGCCAAAAATATTTAAAATGTACATCGTCAGGAATAATATATATGTTACAAAAAAATGTATTGGGAACATTTTTTTTTAATAATGTATTACTATTAAATAATAATGATAGAATAATATTTAATACAAATAGACCAGAATTGAATAAACAAAATGGATATGCTATTGAACGTCTCAACAATACTACTGCTAGATTAGTAAAACTAATTAATGGTGTATCAACCAGCTTAATATTAAATAATACTTTAGATTTAAATAATAAATTATATGACTTTCAAATTCAGAGAACAACAAATGTGTTAAATAATACATTTATTGTTTATTATAGACAAAGTGGTAGTATTAAATGGATATCATTAAACACTAATATTATAGATAATTCATTTACTACAAGTAATTATTTAAGTCTACAATTTGGAGCTAATAGTTATATAAGTGGAATAAGAATTCTGCAAGGCGTTACTTTTTAATACAAAAATAAAATATAATATTATGATACAATCAATAAATGATATTCAAACAGGTGATAATTTTTTAACAACTTCTTATGATGATTTTGTTAGCAAATCTATAGTTAAAGTAATGAAAAAATATGCAAAGCAGCATAATATAAAATCAGAAATTGTATTATCTCATGCTGCTGAACTCATATGGATAGCAAATGAATTATATGTATATGGTTCTATAGATAGTGGGTATAAACCTTGGCTATTTAGAAGACATTATAAACTTGATGATCCTAATGAGGGATGTGTCATTATGCGTAGAAAAATACCATTAACTGATGATGAAAAAAATAAAATCACTAATTATTGTCAGTATTTAGTAGGTGTAAGTTTCATGTATCAATATTTTAATTTAATTAAATGGTTAGTATTAGTATATTTACATATAAATCTATTTAAATTATCATATAAAATAAGTAAATTATTAAATATAATATATAAAATAACTTATTGTTATCAATCAACATTTATGTGCCGCAAAAATCTTAATCCAGAATATTATGGTAACTATGAAGACTATATGGTCGATTTTTTTATGCTTATAAATGATGATAAGTATGAAATTATATATAAAAACATTAAAACAAATTAATTATAATAATTTTTATATTAAATAAAGTATTATACTATTATGGACAACAGTACAATAATAAAAGTAGTCAAAGCAAATAATCTTGAGCCAGCATCAATTAAAGCAGTTATAATTGTTGAAAGCGGTGGAAATGGATTTATATCGGATAATAAGCCAAAAATATTATTTGAAGGACATATATTTTGGAGTCAATTATTAAAAATTGGTCTTGATCCTAACAAGTTTGTTAAAGGAAATGAAAATATCGTCTATTCTAAATGGACTAAAATATATTATTCTGAAGATCAATATCTAAGATTAGAAAAAGCAAAAAAAATAAATAATGATGCTGCTTTAAAGTCAACAAGTTGGGGATTATTTCAAATTATGGGATTCAATCATCTTTCATGCGGATATAATAATGTAACCGATTATGTTAATGACATGTATATTGATGAACAACATCAACTTCAAGCCTTTATAAATTTTATTAAGAATGATAGTAATGGTAATAAATATAAAGCTTTAAAAGCTAAAGATTGGGCTACTTTTGCTAAGTTATACAATGGATCAGGTTATGCTAGTAATCAGTATGATATTAAACTTAAAAAAAATTATGATGAGAATATTGAATTAAATAAATAAGATTATTGACCAAAATATTGTACATTATATAATTCAAAAAGATCAATATAACCATCAAAATAATTTGATGTTACTATTCCTTCTTGTAAATCATTAACTATAATATTATTGGGGGTATTAATAACTATTTTTTGAAATTTATTTAAACCAATCTTTGATGTCACTATTCCATCTATTGTAATTATTCCACCACTTATTCCAGCTAATGTAACAACACCATTTATTAATTTAATATTAACACTTGAGCTTAGCTTTAATAAATCTTTTGATAAACTAATTGGTTTAATATTTAATATTATTGTTTTAATATTATTAGATCTAAATTTTCTAGTTATTTTACCGCTAATTCCATCAAATTTTAAAATACCATTTGAAAACTTAATATTATTTGTTATTGTTCCTTTACTAAATTTATTTGATTGTACAGAAAAAGAATCATTATATGTTTCATGTAATAAACATGATGAATATGGATTATATAAACTTTCGTAACTCATATTATATATTTTTAACTTACAAATCCAATAACATTCCAGATCACGCCATTAAATAATACTGTTATTGATCCATTGTTGGTATTAATTAATGCAAATGCACCAGTATTAATATTAAAGCCATTACCATTAATAGTTATATTATTAGTTAATGCATTTCCTTTAAGATCGCTAATAGTGTATTCATTTCCAGATAATGGTGTAGCAGGTAAATTAACTGTTGTTGTACCAGAACATCCAATATAATAATTGCCTGAAGTAGCATTATATATTGGGTTTTTAGATATTATAATATTTATGCTTGATCCACCGCCACTAGTTGTACCACTCGATATAATATCAGCTCTATAATTAAATATTACTGCTTCTGTTGGCGATAATGCTTGTAATACTGGCTTTGATAAATGTGTAAATGCTGTTGGTTCAACTAAACTTAAAACACCTGGAGTAATATCACTTAAAAAATAGGTGCTATTAGTTACAAGACCTGTTAATCCGCTAATATATCCTGCGAATGTGATTGTAAAATTATCACCATCAGGTACTTTTGTAACAACACCTAATATTTCACCATCCATTGTTCCATCAGCAATAGCTCTAATAAATGTAGTACCACTAAATGCAACAACATCATTAACACCAAAGCCATGTAATAATTGATTAAAACTTTTACTTATATTTTGAGCAGAAACACTATTATTACTTGAACCAGTAAATGTAGTTGGCGAAAATATAATAATATTATCACCACTTGTTTTAATTTTAGTTCCGCCACTTGGAACTAATGCTCTAAAAAGCATATTCGTATTACCACTAGTAGTTTTATATATTTTACTACCAGTAATAGTATTACCAATAGTCGTACCAGTAACTGTAAATGTCTTACCTGATAATACTAATATTTCATGCTGATGATAATTTAATGTATTTAAAGTATTACCAGTATAAGTATTATATACTAATGTACTAAGCTTATTAAATAATGCTGATGCTAATGTACCACTAGTAGGATCAACATTCAATTTATTACCAGTCCATGTCATACTATTACCAGCAATATTAGCACCGTCAAATATTATAGTATTAGCACTTATAATAATACCAACTCCTGGAATATATGTATTAACTCTACTAAATAATGTAAATTCAATAGGAGTAGTTCCTATATTAATTGGATTTTCTGTTGTAACAATCCAAATGGTATTAAATAAAGTGTTACCACTTACTACTGGAACTAAAGTACCTGATTTAGTTTGGCCACTAACACTATTATTAAAATCTGAAGATCTAGTAAATGTATGAGCACTTAATACATAATCATAAACTCCATTTTGCTTTTCATTTGTTTGATTATGAACTAATATTCTTGCTTTATTTGGGATAGTAATACCGTCAATAATTCCAGTAAATGTACCACCAGTTAAATCAATATTAATCGTTGTTGCAGCAAGTGCAGCTTTTTTAGGAAAAAGACCTAATGCTACTGCATCGACATATCTTTTATCAACCAATGAACTTGGTAAAAACGTAGGACTATAATTTGCACCATATTGAATACCATATCCATTACCAGTATTATCATTATATATTGCATTATTACTACTTCCAGTTAATGTAATATTAATACCGCCAAAAGGCTGTGTAAATGATGAAAGATCTACACTTATTTTACGATTATTTAAAAGATCGTTACTATTAATACCCTGTCCAGCAGTATATAAACTAGTTTCATTTGATTGATATTGTAAAACAATAGCATCATTATTAGTTAATGTAACTAACATTGGTTTAACTAAACTATTTGAACTTATTGGTTTAGTTTTAGTTAATTTACCAGTTATTGAATCAGATAAATAATATACTGTTCCACCACTTAATGATACACTAGATGAATCCGTTATACCACTAATTGGGGTAATATAACCAGCAAATGTTAATTCAAATGAACTAGTACTTATAACACTATTAATAACACCAAGAGGCTCAATGGTATTACTTTTACTAGATGTAACTTTAACAAACTGATTTAATGATTTATTATAACCTATAACACTACCCACAGCAAATCCATGAAGAGCTTGAGTATATATTTTACTTATTCTTTCAGCATTTAATGTACTAAATTCAACCCAATTATTATTATCATTAAGTGCAGCTACTTTTTGTGAATTATTAAATGTTAACCATGACGAATATGATGGTGATAATTTATATATTTTATTTAATGATACAACATTAACAAGCATTCCATATTTTCTTCTTCCTGATGATAAACCATCAAAATCTAAACCATTAACAGCATTAACCGGAATATTATTTCTATCATTAATTGTATTAACTTCCACATATCCACCAATACCTAAAACGGAAAAATGTGTTCCATACGTATCGCCACTTGAACCGTTTACTACTGGAGAAGCTAATAATGTACCTGTAAAATATGACATTGTATATTATATATTTATATTTAATTATTTATATATTAAGTACTTATAATATTAAAAGTATTACTCATGCTTTGATCTGATTTAGCAATATAATAAGTTTCTGTATATCCATTACTATTAGTAAAAGAAATAGTAAAAAGTGTTCCAGTGCCTAAATTCCCCCAAGCATTATTAGGTAAACCATTAACTGTAAATGCTGGCACACCAAAAAAAGATGGTATAGCATAATAAAAATATTGATTAACAAACGTAATTGGGCTAAATGTTTTAGCTTTACTTGTCGTTAATTCACTTGACGCACTACTATTTAATATTCCTTGAATTGTTATAGCATCAGCACTTGTAAGCGGATTAATATTGCTAAACCAATATCTTTTATGTCTCCACATAATACTAGCAGTAGATACAGCATTTTCAGTTGCAGTACTTGTTTTAAGTGAATATGTTCTACTTTTAGTTAATGTTCCTGAAACTGGATTATAATCACTATTTGTTAATGCATATGCAACACTTCCCGATTGAGTATTACCATTAACAACAGTAACATTTAAGTTATATATACCATTACCATTAGTATCTAACTGTATTTGAGTTATTGGGTTGGTATTACGAACAGCAGTCCAACTTAAACTTCCTATTGTACCATCGCCAAATTGTCTATCTGATCCACCACTTGAAATACTTATAATCGAAGCAGGTGGAATAGCAGGAAAAAAATAACCCTCAAGGAAATCAGTTACAGTATTACCACCAACAAAAACACTTGGGACACCACTTCTAGTCGTATTTCTATTACTATTAAAAACAGTTGTACCACCACCATCATTTGGTCTTAATCTAATTTTAGTACCATCAAGTGTTAAAACATATTTAGATGTTATTGTACCACCAGTTGCATTATTTAATCCACCATCAATTTCAACATCTTTAGATTTTAAAACACCTTTAAAATTAGTAGTACCAGATAAATTAAGCGTATCTCCAGTTAATTGTCTAAATTGATTATCAGCTAATCTTGGCCTTGAAAAGAAATTTGACATAGTACTTACAATAAATTTATTATAAATACTAAAAAAATATCTTTATATTAATAACATAAAAATAAAAAATCCTCAGATAATTATCCAAGGATTTAAAATTAATAAGTATTGATATACCTTTCAACAATGTTTTATTCTCATCACCGCTTAGCATCTTCACGGTCTAAATAAACCATACTTCTTATCATTTTTAACTATTATTTAATAGATTATTAATATTATTTTTATCATTACTATTTAATTCTCCATTATTTAATTTCTTAATAAATTCATCGACATCATTAAATGTAGGCTTAATATTAATATTATGAGTAATTACATTATATGATTTATTATTTACGATAATACTATCAGGTTTTTTAATATCTTCTTCCTCAATAATAGTAACAATATCGGTTTGATTATCAAATTCAGTATTTGGAGTTATACCATCATCAATTTTTTGAGAAATTTCAGCATGTAATTTATTTACTTTTTCGTCTATTGTTTCTAAATCTTTTTCATCATATTTCTTTAATGTGGTTTTCCATGAATTATCAGTAGCCCGTATTTCCATTGTATCATTATTAAATATACAATCTTTTATTTCTTGGCCATCTTTAGCAAATCTAGCTTTAATAATTTTAATATTAGCTAAATCATTTTCTTTTTGCTCAGGAGTTTTAGCTATTGAAATTAATAAATGAGTTTTTTGAACACGTTTAATACTTCCACCAATATGTCCAGCTTCAAGAATTTCAGCAGAAAATGACGCACGCCCCCCCTGGACAGCCGTCCACGATGGTATATCAAGCTCTGCACCCATTGCCATAAATGATTTTATAATTGCCTTTTCTGCTTCATTTGGGTCAGAAGTTTTTTTATGCGATTCAACACAATCGAGATAATCTAAAACTAATAAATCAAATTTAATTCCAAACTTCTTTTGATATCTTTCAATCCATTTTTTTATTTGTGGAATGGTAGTTTCATCTTCAATAAAACGTTTAATTATTAATTGGCCTTGTTTATTTTCTTTAAAATAACTTAATATTCTTTCTTTAATCATTAATCCATTACCTTTAAATAATGATAGTTGTATTTTAGACCAAATAGCAAAATGTTTTCTTCTTATTTGATTAGGAGTATCTTCAAATATTATTTGTAATACATTTCTATTATCATTTACAGCAGTGTTTGCAATTTTAGTAAGTAATGTCGTTTTTCCATATCCCGAAGGACTAAGAACAATTGCTGTTTCACCTTTTCCCAACCCCCCTCCAGTAATATCATCTAAAAATTGTATACCTGTTGGTATTGTTTCACGAAATTCATCTTTAAGTGCATCATCAATATCATCAAGTATTACTATTCCATAATCTTCATCATCACCAATAGTATCAATTTTTCTTACTTTATCATCTACTTCAACAATAAAATTTTTATTCTTTATATCACCGCTTTTTACCTTTGATTGTATAAATTCAGATAATTTTCGATATTCTTGTTGTTTAAAAAATACAAAAGTCTCTCTTTGTACAACATCACCATCATTTAACATATCTTTATTTATAACCCTATTATTCCATAAATTAATTTTATTTATTATTGCTAATAAAACTTCTTCCTCAATTGGGTCATTTGGCGACTTATATTTTTGAATAGCAAGATTTATACTTTGATTTTGAAGATTAGGTACTTTATTTTCATTATCATTAAAATATTGTAACATTATGATGAATAATTTTTTTAATGCAGGATCATCAAAATATTCTACTGATAATAATGGAATCGTCTTTTCAGCAAATTCTGGTTCTACTAATATTTGCCACATTAATTTTAATTGAAATTCTGAACCAAGATAACCGCTTATTGTATTATTACTATTTTCGTTGTCGATATTAGACATTATTTAATATTATATTATTAAAATATTTATTGTAAAAAAATCTTGCCCATTTTCAGAGCAAGATTCAAAAAAATAGAAAAATATGAAAAAACTAAAAATTATCTTAATTTCCTAAGTAAATCATTTCTTTTACTAGGTAATAATTCTCTTATTTGTTGTATTGTCATATTATATGAATTAATTAGATCATAATCTTCCCATATATATCCGACATCACATTTTTTTAAATAGGTAAATATTTGATTGCAAATATCATTTATCATAAAATAAATATCCATTGAATATTTTACTTCTTCATTATAACCTTGAACATAAAATAATCTTTCAACAATAAGATTTTCATTAACAAAAAAACTAAATTTAAATTCAACACCACTAATTGTTTTATTTTCTATAACCTGTTTTTTTATTTGAGGAGTAATATTCATTAATGATTGATAACTTTGAGGGTATGACTCAATCATTTCATTTCGATATTCATACATATCATATACTAATTCTTCACCAACCTCAAATTCAGTATAATACTCTTTTTTCGAGAGACCTCTTTGTAACCTACTAATAATAGATGGTAGAATATTTCTAATATCAACCGGACTCTTAACAGATGGACTAAAAATATCAGCATCAAATCCTCTCTCACAAATTAAATTATTCTCTTGAAATAAAGAGATTTTAAATACGTTTTCTTGCATAAAAATTTATTTTTATTAATTAAATTTCTTATAACAAATATACTATGAATATTCCATTATTGCAAGGAATTTTAAAGACTATGTAATATTATTTTTTACTGCTTTATAATATTCTTTCAATAATTGTTGTTCATAAGCAATAACAGTATAAAAAGGCTCTACATAATTAACAAAATTACCATTATAAACACTTAGGAACTCATCTTCAACCATCATTTTATATAAATTTTTTGAACCTCTATTTTCATCTGACAAAGGACAGTCTAGTTGTTCTAATGCTTCAATTGCTTCATCATTTAAAAATGGCTCATGTAAATTCATTAATTTATGATTTAATATAAGCCTTTCTTTATTATTTAATAAATTTTCTAAACATTTTAATGGCTTCATTTTATTTTTTATTCTGTCTTCATTTATCTCCTTAGCCTTCATACAAATTTCTCTAACTGACATATATTTAAATTCAATGTCTGGAAATAATTTCAATAACGTATCAACTTGTATACCTTCAATGCCTTTTATATTATCCGATTTATCACCACAAATAATCTTTACTGTCAATGCATTTTTATATGTAATACCAAAATGAAAGTAATAATTGGATTTAGTTATGGGTTCTGGAATATTATCAAATAATATTTCAATATTATTTCCATCTAAACTTAATAATTGAGAGTAATCTCTATCGTTTGTATATATTTTTATTGATTCATCATTACAATGTTTTATACAATATGCTGCTATAATATCATCTGCTTCTACCTCATTAGCAGAAATTTGACGAATGAATAAATCTTCTGCATATGATTGTAATCTTGTTTTATTTTTTAATAACGAAAATTCTTTTTCTTGTTCTCTTAATATTTCAGCTTCTGATAATTCAATTTTATTATGCCAATTTTTACTTTTTCGCGTACTTTTATATGCAGGATCGAGTAAATAACGACTTTTTCCACCCTGGTCTCCATCAAATACTAATATTGTTTTATTAATGGCATATTTTCGGATTAATTCTCGAATTTTCATCATTGATGAAAATAAAATTCCGATGTCACCGAATTTGCTAGTGAATACATTCTTTGCTCCAAATTGTGACCGTTTAATTAAAAAATTTGTATCTACTAAAAGAGTTCTTGTTTTCAAAATATATTATTTATTGTTTTTTTATTTTTAGGAAAAAATTCATCTAACCATCCATTTTTTCTTGAATAATTATATGCAGTGGATGATTTTATACTAAATTCTTCTCTATTTTTTGATAAAATTGATTCCTCTTTACAATGTTCATATGTCCAATATCCAACAGGCTTTAATAATTGAGTCATATGAGCACAAATTTCATTATACCATCCATTTTTATTTGCTGCATAACACGCACCAGAGCATTTTTTATTAAATTCATTTCTATTCTTATATTTTAATGCTTCTTCATGACAACGTTCTTTTGTCCAATAATTATATGGCTTCGTAATTCTTGATTTCATATGAGAACATATATCATCCAACCAACCATTAAATGTTGCTACTTTATATGCGCCATACGAACATTCTCTAAAATCCTTTTTATTAGTGTATTTTAATGCTTTCTTTTTTACACTTTCATAATACCATTTCTTTACACATCCATTAATATTTCCGGTTTTTAAAATATTTAATTTTTCATATCCTTCATTAATTCTTTTTTCTAAATAAAATCCTTCTAATATAGAAGCTTCATTACGAGTAGTAATATTACATTCTTCAATTATTAGTTTAATAATAGCTGAATTAAAGTTTTCTATGTTATACTCTCTATTTATAATATTTTTGTTATCGTCTTTACTTATAATAGATGAAAGTTTTATTAAATTTCTAACATCTATATTCTTTTCACATATTTTTCTATATAAAACATCACTAAGTCTAGGGTTAATATGATCATTATGTCTTCTAATTAAATTATCACTTGCACCAGTATATACATATTTATCAAAAATAATATATGAATATATTATCCATTTTTTATATTTATCATTATTATTATCACTTATTTTTAGTGACATATGTTTACAAATATCATCAATCCAATTATTTTCTCTTGCAGCATTATATGCACCTCCCGATTTTCTAGAAAATTCAATTCTACTATTAAATTTTAATGCCTCATTTTTACAATTTTCTAAAGACCATTTATAATTATGTTGTTTTGGTCTCACCATATGTAAACAAATATCATTAACCCAATTATTAACATAAGCTTTTTGAAATGCTGAAGCAGATTTTTTTTGAAATTCATTTTTACTTTTATATTTTAAAGCTTCTTCACTACAACGTTCAAATGTCCAATAATTATCTGGTTTATGTAAGCTAACCATATGGCCACAAATTTCATCTAGCCATTTATTATTATATGATGCATCATATGCTCCATTTGATTTTTTTGAAAACTCTGTAATAGTATTAAATTTTAATGCTTCCTCTTTACAACGTTCAAATGTCCAATACCTAATCGGTTTTCTAATCTCAATCATATGAGAGCAAATATCATTTAACCAGCCCCTTTTATATGAATATCTATATATTTCTGGATCATTTAATAAAAAATCTTTTTTTGCATTATATATTAATGCAAATTCTCTACATTCTTCTTTTGTTCTAATATTCTTCATTATATGAATAAAAATATTGCTTGATTAAATATCATTAATCAAGCAATATCATAATTAAATTATTATTTATTTAAATTCTTCATTAACATCATTAAAACTATTAAAATCAAAATCTATTTTTCCATCTTCCCTAATTTTTTCATATTTAGTTTCAATGTCTTCAATATTTATATCATTACCTAAAACATCTCTGAAATTTTGAATATGTTCTTTTTTATATTTTTCAATATCTTCTTTTTCTGTACCAATAAAACCATGTGGTGTTGATATTATTTCACCCATTAAACTAATGCCACCTAATTCTCCATCGATATGATTTTTCGCTACAGATACCTTCACTTTAATTCCAAAAGCGACTTCACGCCCCTTACTGGTTGCAAGAACCTTAGATGTTCCATGTGATTGAATACCACCATAATGTAAAATATATCTTGATGCAGAATAAACAGCCTCACCTCCAGAGTGCTTGACTACACCCGCCCCAGATTGTGCATCAAACCAAATTTTTTGGACAGCGATGAATGTATTTGTATATTTTTTATTTATTTTTCTCGAATTCGGTATTCTTGTATTAAGTAAATATTTCATACATGAAGCAAGTGCACCAGCATTCCATTGGTTATTATTACTAGTATCTTTTTCTAGAGCATTAACAGTTTTTATTGAGTCAAGTGTACCGATGGAGTCAATTGCGAAAAGCAATTCACAATCAAGCTCACCATTATCTTGTAAATCTAAAAAATAATGTATACATTCAGCCATATCTTCAATTGCTGCTTGTTTCCTATTTTTATCATGTTTTTTACCAAAATTTTCAAGAAGATATTCATTATCTATCATGATATAGAAACCACTTTCCATATCAAAACCCATTTTTTTTAATCTTTCAATACCCAAATTATTTTCAGTATCAATTATTATTGGTAATATACCCATTTTTTGTGCTGAAACAATAGCAAGCTCTAGTCCCGTGCTTTTTCCTGAATTTGTGTAACCCCGTAATAATGAAGTATATCCGACAGGCAAAGAAGAATTCCCTACTGCTGTTTTTAATGCATCTGAAATATGTATCCATCTCATTGGTTTATCTGGAACATCTTCTGCTCCGATTTTCTTCTTAAAATCATTCAATGAAAACTCCTTTTTTGGGGTAGGTTTTCTTATTTTTTCATTTTTTGGTACTTCATTTGTTGCCATAATATTATATATTATTTATTTTACAAAAATTTTATTAATTATTATTTTTTAATACATTAAATAAAAATCTTATTATATATATTGCTATACATAATAAGATTTTATCACTATTATTTATTTTTAGAAAGGTAAATCATCAAAAGCACCAGCATTACCAACACTAGAATTAGTATTAACTGTTGATGTTGGGTTAGATTGTACATTTACTGAAGGTGTTTGTTGTGTAGCACCATTAATTTCCTTAATAACCTTCTCGGCATCTGAAATTGCTGATGATGTAACAGGTGTAGATACTGCACTTTT